CGATTGACTGGGCTGTTGTTACGACGGTATTTAGCCCAGAGTCCGTCAGCGATGGATGTGTCCTTGGCGGGGAACGCCATGTGTTGTGCTTCTCAATCCGCCCCACATCCGCCCCACGACTGCCTGCGACAGCAGTTACAGGCAGTATACCTCACTTTGTGTGGGAAAAAGAGCAGCCCGGCCCCTAAAGACCGGACTGCCCCTTCCGGCGCCTTGTGGGGGCGGGTCACTCAGCACCGGAAATCTTGAGGGGACATGCCAAACGCCCCCTTCTCAGGGGGCGCTTGGTGGCTTTTGCCGCCCCATTCTCAGAACGTCTTGGCAACTCAATGGCATCCCATAAGGATACCCCGTCCCAACAGAGAGCTACCAAGATGTCAAAGAACCCGAACGACCAAGCAATTGTCACCCTATCACACTAGAAAGATTTATCCAAACATCTTCGCCCAGGTAGCTGGTCCCACGATGCCATCAGCCTGTAAGCCCCGAGCACGTTGCCATCTCTGTACCAAACCTTTGGTAGCCAGTCCAAAGATCCCATCAGCAGGAGCACCTACCGCCTGTTGCACAGCCAGTACGTTTTGTCCCCTATCGCCCACTTGAAGCAGAGCGCCGGGATAAGGCTTACGAGGAACAGTATTGATGAATTTATCCCAAGTAACCGGGCCAACTATCCCATCAGCAGCTATGTTGACACTTCTCTGGAATGCTCTGACAGCGTTATCTGTGTTCGGTCCCCAAATACCATCCACTGTGATATGAGCACCATGCACATTGCACTCAGACTGTACTTTAGTAATGGTTACCAAAGGCACAGTGATATGCACCACAGTAGGCGCAGGAGGCAACGGAGAGGGTTGTGGCGGGGGTATGTAAACAGGGGAGGGAATGGGCGCATTAGGAGTCCACAGCTTTACCGAGTCGTCAACTAGCGACAGATCATAGGCCCCTGCAAACTTCCACTGTGTCTCTACGCTGCCTGGATACATGTGTGCAGCACCACTTGGATCAGCGGCCCAATAACCACCACTGGTAATCGGGTTCTTGAACAAGGTGCCGGTAGATCCGTATAGCAGGACGTAATAGCCAAGTCCAGATACAACCTGATTGAAGGTGGTCGTATATGCAAGAGCAATAGCTGTTTCAAGATCGAGAGCCACAGTAGTCCCGATAGGCTGCCCGATGGTCTTCAGCCTGGCTATGCAGTCGTTGGCGTCCGCAAGGGGATTTCCGAAACCAAAGGACCGCACATAGATGGGCAGTCTCTCTTGGGTACCCTGAGCGGCCTCTATCTCAGGCAGGGTCCAGACGTGCGGAGTGTCCCCTCCGATGTAGAAGGCGAGACAGTCAGCTTGAGCGGGGTTGGCCCCAGGACTGGAAGAGTCCCACATGATTCGCATATCTACAGTGTCTCACCTATTTAATCCCTACCGTAATATCGCCTTGCTCATCCATCAGTCGTTGGAAATCTGTCCAGGTAAATTGCCCGCAACCATGATCTCCCCAAGTCGGTCCCCATGAGTTACAGAATCGTATGGTTTGGGCCTCTACGTCTACTCCTATGATCTCTACTTCATGGCCCCCACGAACTGAGTCGTTAGGACTTATCCTACATACCCCTGCGCTATCTGGGGAGTCAAACCCTCCGTACCAGTTGCAACCAAAGATGACTGGGCCAACCCATCCAAGGAACATGACAAGGATACTTAGATCGAAGATGTGATAGTAGGCCCGTACTAGCCCTTCTCTACGAGCCGCCTTCATCACGCTCAATCCAGACGACCCGTTATCGTTGGGCGGGTACCCCCGACCAGGACTGTCGATCTGAGTGGCTTCTTCGTATAGGCGCAGAGCATCGGTTTCCGAAAGTGGAGCCCTACCAGGAGAGTAGAAGGGGGCGGTCATCATCATGCCTGCCGCTGCATTGCCCGTACACGATCCTATGTTGCCCTGGTTGTACGCCAGGGTATGTCTACGCCAGACTTGGGATCTAGGGACCATCTGGGGAGATAGAAACTGAGAGGCGGGATACTGCAAGCTACGGGGGTCATGGAAGATGTGCCTGCCCAATCTACGTCCTTCTACTACGAATTCCTGTATCTCCTGCTTAATTGTTTCCATAACACCCTTTCTAGAGCCGAATTTTACCGATAATTATGCCACTGCCAACACTACTAGGTATAGTTAGACTACAATCGCTTATCAGCCATACATCTCCATCCTGAAGGTCTAAAACATGACCACCATGTATAGCTTGAATGTTGACAGCGATACCAACTGCGCCTGCCCCTGCTGAGTTATATGGCCCCACTGCCCCTGTTGTAACCCATTCAACCTTGTTCCATGCCCCGACACCGGGGATTGGGCCATAACCATTTTGCCAGAATACTTGAGTACCATCGGCATAGAGCAACGCCAGTCTTAGCAAGATGCTGTAACTGGCAGGAGTCCCGGCCGGTATGTACTGCATCCAACACGAGAAGGTCACATCGGTCATCGGATCAAAGGTCAGTGGATCGGGAGAACCACCACCAGGGCCGTTTTGTATGTCCTTCCAAGGCGGTATGTTAACTACCGAATAAGAAGGGACGCCCCACCATATAGACCAGGAACTCAGGGCACGTACCGTCCCGGTATATCTGAACGACTGGCCAAGCCCACTATGTGACCCTGCAACTAGGTCTACAGTGCCGTCTGTTCTGATCCCACTTATTCTGTCAACAAAAGGCTCAGCAGTCCATAACCCCGTTGAACCTATAAAACGAGCATCATCGCCAGTTAGAACTTCCATCACTGTGTACACTCAATGGTGCCACCTAGATCGCTGGCTCCAGTACCAGCGATTATAACTGCAACAGCATACGTATCTACGCCGCCTTGGAAGAAGGTTGGACTACTAAACGAGTTATGTCCATAGACATCTCCTGCGTTGAGCACTACTGAATGTGCCACAATCCCATTTTTCAATAGCTGTACTTCAGTTATATCTGACCCAGCTACAAGCAGCGTGGCACTGAGCCCAACGGCATAGAACGAACGCTGAGCAGGGATGTTAGGGGATGTAGTGACACTGATGGCCCCAGGCATGTCATAGGGGATGTCAGGAAGATGCACAGGAGTACCAGGGATATAGTCAATAGGCTGTGGTACCCACGGCATGAGCTTCGGGTTGGTTATCGCCTGTTCCAAAGCCGCTATCCGCTGGTCAAGATTATTGATGACAGCAGGAAACCCGCTGGCTGAACCAGCAGGAGTCTTGAATGGATTGAACCCGTCGATCAGAGCTATATCTATAGTACCATCATCTTTCCATGTGATCGTCAGGATACGATACAGGTCATTGATGTGCGTTGTATCGTCATCAATGATGACCCGTACAAGATCCCCCTTGTGATAGTAGCCAAAGACAGGGTTATCGTGATTAGAGGCAAGCACAGTGACGGTGAACGTGGGAACGGGCTTAGAACGGGCTATGACCCCCTGAGAGGCTCTGGCCTGTAGCCAAGCAGGGTCAAGCTCCGATGCCCATGACGTAGTGCCCACCATAGCTCCGTACATGGCACTGGCGGCTGCGTTCTCATACTCAGCCTCAAACTTGGTTGTGCCATCCGTACCTCCTGTCACATACAACTTGGTACGCATAGGCAGACCATCTTCTTTGAAGTCATAGTCAACTATCTGTGTACCCCACTCCAGAGGGACCAGTTGTGTGACCCCCATATAAGGGTAGAACGGGGTCCATACCCTCATACCTGAATTACCATTAGCAGTCACCACTATGTCAGAGTCAAACCCGCCATCTAGCACATCGGCATCAAACGCCTTCAGCAGATCAAAGATGATCCCGTGCGACTCTCTATCGTAGTTTTGAGAGCGGATACGTCCCGTTGTCACACCGCCTGTACCTATATTACGATCGTAGTTAGGCCCAAGCTGGGCATGATGAACAAGATCGTAGGCAATAGCTGTCTGTTCCACAGAGGTATACAGCAATGAGCCACCGGCCCCACAACCCTGATCGTCCCCAACTATGCGTGTCTTAAAATAAGAACTTAAGCCTTCACATCCGATGGTACTGAACTCAGGCTTACGCTCTCTCTTGGTTGGAAAGCCCCACCATATCTCAGGGCCAGGAGTATTGTGGAAGATAATCTGTATCTCACACATCATAACCATGAGATACTGAGCCGTACTATCCAATTTGGACACATCAAAGTCGGCAGTACCGGAGTCGTTCAGTGTCCAGGCCACACTCTTAAGGGCCGCTGAGGGTACAGGGGCCAGTCTGAATCCGTGATTGTTCACCAGATTTATCTCAATATCTTCAGGGAACGACAGATCCCCACCAACAAAGTCAAAGACATCAGGCAAGGGGGCGGGTAACCAACTTCCACCTGTTACAACCGTGGCTTGCTCAACACCATAACCCTGGTCACTAACACTAAAGGCTGTAGTTAGGAAGCCTCTAGTAGCTAAATCTATCCCTGTACCACTATCAGACCCGCTTAAACTTTTACTTGTGCTTCCATTTTCAACAGTTGTCCCGCTGTCTGCAACACTTCTGCTTACTGTAAGTACAGCACCTTCAGTTCCTACGCCACTGTCGGCACCAGAGCCTCCTATGACAAGTGCTGCCGAATCAGTCCCTGTGCCACTGTCTGCGGCACTTAGAGCGATACTGACTAATGCTGTCTCAGTACCTACCCCACTTTCGGAAACTGAGAGTGCTGCATCTTGGAGGAGCCCGTTGGCTCCAAGCAGCAACAGCACCCTTGTCGTAGACGGGGCTATGGAATTGCCAAGCAGCAGCAAGATCACCGCAGACGCCGCCTGGACAACGACCCACGCACACCTGAGACAGGAGCCGCTACAGGACCACCACCACCGCCACCCACTGGAGCGAGGATGATGGTCTGGGCTACCCAACCAACATTCACAGCAGTAGTAGCCGCAGTAGTTCCAGAGGCACCGGCCGCTGCTTGAGGCTGATCGCTTACGCAAACAGCCTGGACGTTGTTGAACTCAGTAACATTTTCACGAACCGTGGCTGGACCCGTCAATGTCATAGGTGATCCGCCACTGTTGGTCGCACCAAAGAACTCAACAACCTGAGTATTCGGCCCGGTGGCAACGACAGAGGGGGAAGTCAGTGTCGTGCCATAAACGGTGCTAAGGGCAGCGCCCTGAGCCTGAATGGGAGTTGTTGGATCAACGCCCGAATAAGCGACAAGAGTCGCAGCCAACCAACTGTTGTTCGGATTCAGGTCGAATAGTACGGTTGTGGCGCCCCCGACATCTCCGCTAGCGGCAACCTTGTAAAACAGCGTTTGGTGCTGGTGAAACCCCCCGGCGATACTGTCATCGTCACGGATCAGCGTCCACCCAGTAGGAGTAGCAACAACTTTGGACGCTGGACCGGGGACAAGGCAGGATGCCACCATCACATCCCCCACCACTACCGCAGCCGGTATTGTCAAACTAACAGAGGCAACGCTGCTCGTTGCCGCTACCGACGTGGACGCACGATACTGCGGACCGGGCATGACTAATCCTGAATGACGACGAGCTTGACCGAAAGGTCGTCAGCAGCAGCCCAGGTAGGCGTGCCGTGAACCACCATGACGCCGTAAAGGCTCGTACCCACCAACGCGACCTCTATGCCGATGTTGCTAACTGACTGGATCGACGTAGTGGCGAAGGTATAGGCCGCAGCAGGGAACGAGATACACCCTGCAACAAGCGGCAGATCAGCAGCTAAGATGTCGAGTGCCACATGGTCGGTAAAAGTTGACGCACTGGGGTTGTCATCGAACAAGATCAGGTCGATAACAGCGTTTTGCTTACTCTCGTCCTGAAGTACCGCTGAAGCAACCAACAGAGAGCCGCCTGATGCTCTGGCAGCATTGGTAAACGCAAGCAACCCCCCAACGCAATAACCAGCTACGAAAGCACTGGTTGAGACAGTTGGGTTAGCAGTCAGCTTCTTGGCCAGGATACGGGGGTCAACATACGCAGCAGCAGTATCAGCGGCGCCATCAACGCCACGGCCACCTTGCGTACCTACATACAGATCCCTGCCACCAAGGGCATTGGCAGTCTCCTGCACCTGTACAGGTACTGCATTTATGGTTTTAGTCTCACTACCGACTAGTTGGCCGCTACCGGCACCTACGATGGGGATGTTATCGGGCACTGTGCTCTCCTATGTTGTTTTTTAGTTACGACCATGTATGGTTAAAGGTCAAAGATGCTGAAGCTGCGGGATCAGGCAGGGTTATCACATTGGTCCCAGGCTGTAACTTCCACCACTGAGAGGTAACGTCCCTAAGTTGCCGGGCATCTGACCCGTTGATGAGGACTGTCCGTTTTCCGAAATCTACCACTAGGGTTTCTGCCCCTGTCAGAGCCCGATCCAAGACAAACAACCTGTTGTCGTCCGAGGCATTGAGTACAGCAGCCCAACCAGAGGTAGGCCCAACGATGGTGACAACAGGGGCAGCGGCACTGTCCCCATGATTGACCACAGAGCCCGGTAGAGCGACCGTGGTGGGCGCCAAGCTGTAGATACGGGGATCATTGGCCTTTAGCTCACACAGAGCCGTACCGTGGCCGTAAGCCAGGTCAAAGTCCGAAGGTAACGACAACCTCCCTGGTCGGCACATGATGAACCGTTTGCCCGCATAGGGCCAGTTACGCCAGAAGACCAGGGGCACCGGAGCAGCTATCCCAATTCTTTCGGGAATCGCCCATGCCGCACGCAGCGCATCTACGTCTGTGTCTATGGTTCCTGCCTCGTTCACTATGTCTATCGTGGCAACAAGGGCCTTGCCCTTGTAAAGATCCCTGCCGGGATACTCGCCCCAGGCATCCTTGCGGGCATAGTCGGTGGTCTTGATGTCGGCCTTATCATAAAGCCCAGTAAACTGAGTGACCATAAAATTCGTGTTGTGCCCAAACTTGAACCCATTGAACTCATAAGCCCCGTAATCTGTAACCAAATCCCCTATAGCCACTTTAGCTCCTCACACTTACGGCATGTTGCCACATGAACTGATCCACTATCTCTCTGGGGTCTGCGGTGGTTATGGCCGTCAGATAGTTATTCTGTGCCCCGCCATTGGCATTGTTCACAGTAGATGTGGCAAGTTGGGTTATTTCCGCTGCTCCAGCAGGACGAGCAGCAGCAGGAAGGCTTGAGAACTGATTGAGCAACCCTGAAGATGACAACCACTGCATAGCCAGAGCAGGGTTGTCCAGAGGTATCACAACTTCAGGGGCGTGCAACATAGCGGGCGTATCTACCGTAACTATGCCACCACCCCCAAATCCCTTAACGCTCCCTGTTTGGCCTATCCCCATCTGCCCTGCCGATAGTCCTAGTTGAGCGGCCTTGTTAGCGTTCAGGGTTGCCGTGTTAATATCCCACAGGCTCTGTTTAAGTATCACAGCCTGAGCATTTGCTACAGACAGCGGCCCAGCTACGTTGTTGATTATGAAATGGCCTGCCGTAACTAAATCGGGATTATGACCGGCAGTACCTATGTCGATAAGATGATGAGCCAAGATAAGGGCTTTTTGGCCTACCCCATCTATGATCCCCTTGGAAGCATCCAGATCCACTTGCACTCTAGTTTGTGCTTCGGCCTCTTGATACAGAGCCTGCGTAAGTGCCAAGTGAGCCGCACTTGCGGCTCTCTGTGCAGACCCATCCTGCAACTTGGCAAGTGTACGCTCAGCATCTATGATCCCGTTATCTGCCTTGAGCACGTTATCTTTGGCAGTAACCAAAGCATCGTGGGCCTTGATGACACCTATGTTGTCGGCACTTATCAATTGCTGCCTAGCAAGCGCCTCTTGTACAGCAGCTAGGGCCTCTCCTGAGCGGGTCAGAGTGATCTGAGAAGCCTCAAGGGCATCGTTAGCTGCTGCAACCTGCCGAGCATGGTCAGCAGGCATATTATTGACCTTCTGCTGAGCCGCTGCCTGATTGGTGGTTACATCCGTGACTTTCTGCTGAGCAGTAGCAAGATCAAGTTGGGCCTTAGCTATATCTGCGGGAGATCCGCCCTCCTCAACCACCTTGTTGAGTTGCCATACGGCGTCAGCAGACTTAGTTTGGGCATCCCTAAGAGATATTTGGGCATCAGCAACAGCATTGATGGCCTGCTGCAAGCTGATCCAATAGTCGATACCGTTTAACTTCTGTAGGGCCGCTTGAGCAGTAGCTACCGCTTCAGTATCGGTTTCTATCTTGATCTGGGCATCTGCAACAGCATTTTGAGCAGTAACCAGAGCCCTTGCTTGATCTTCAGCGGCATGGTCAGCATCGAACTGAGCTATCTTTTCCGAAAGTCCAGCCTCAGTAGCAGTGTTACGGGCAACTGTAACTGCCAGAGTAGCCTCAACCACCTTCTGTGCAAGATCAGCCTGTGTCTGTAGAGCGGCATTATAACTTATAGTAGCATCAGCAACTCTGTTTGTATCCTCACCAACTATGACCAATTCTTTCGCATAATCCTGTACTGCCTTGTTGGTAGCATCCAGATCCGCTTGAGTGGGACCGATAGTGCCGGAACCACTAGCAGCAGTCTTGGTATCTCCCAGAGCAGTCTTGACATCTGCAAGCACTCCACTGAGAACAACACCCTTCTTTGCAGCCAAGTCAAACACCGCTTGGACACTTATCCCCATGTCCGTAGCTATCTGGTTGGCGTTGGCTGTTGTAGTGCCGTAGCCATCCATCTGCCCCTGGAGGTTTGCTATCTCTGCTCTAAGCTCTTTGACATGCGTTTGAGGATCTTTGGTGCCAACTCCAAACGCATCCCACAATTTAGCCCCAGTAGTTTGTGTGGTGTCAAGCTCCTTCTGCAACTTCTGTAGCTCAAGTTCTGTTGCATGAGCAGCCTGCGAGTTGGCATCAGTAGACCCAGTGGGTTGTTGCTTGGCCCACTGATCGGCAAAGTCCTTAGCAGCCTTGGTAGCTTTTTCGGTTTCTGCCCTGGCGTGGGCCTGTGCCTGCTCCCAGACAAAGAAAGCAATAGCAACAACGCCCAGTACGGTAGTTAGCGTTCCTATAAGTCCAGTGGTGGTTACTACCGCCCCATCTGTTGCTATAAGCGCACTATCAGTATCTACGAGAGCAACAACAACTCCCTCTTCAGCTACAGCCAAAGCCTCAGTAGCAGTTCGTACATTAGCTGTAGCCAGGGCCAGGGCATCCATAGCCTCTGTATCGCCCATAGCCCCTGTAGAGACTTTTGTAAGAGCCTCATCTTCAGCGGCTTGTGCCGCAGCCAGGTTGGCTGTTGCTCTTTCAAGTGCTTCCATAGCTATAGTAACTTCATCTATCGACAAAGCATGTTCTTGGGCGGCAACAGTAGTTCTCTGATGAGCCGCATACATGGCCTGTAGGGCACTTATCATCTGAAGTGCCCTTACGCCGAACAGGAGCACTACGCCACCTATCATGGTGAGAACACCCATAAGCAGCGTAAGAACAACAATTACCGCCTTCATGGGTTCAGGCAGCATCTTAAAGATGTCTGCAAGAGCACCAAGAACGGTATATCCTACTTTTAGTATGGGAAGCAGTCCTGACTCACCAAAACTAGTCTCAAGCTGAACCAACTTGTCTTTGAAAGATACGATGGCCCCAGCCACAGTATCGGTAGCGGCCTTATAGGAGTTGGTCAGGGTAGTAGAGTCCCCATACGCCTTGTTTATCCCGGTAAGTGTGTCTGTGTACGTCTTGCCGTTGACTGCACTTGCCGTCTGGGCCTGAGCAAGATCCAAGATGCCAGTAGCGGTTTGGCCACTCTTGGCCCCGATGTCTGTAAGAACGGGGATGATGTTTTGACCCGACTGTTTGGCCTTCTCAAGATTGGCAAGCCAAGCAGTTAGAGTGCCGCCAGGATCAGCTTGGAACGCCGCCTTGAACTGCTCCCCTGTCTGTCCAGAGATAGCGGCTATGTCCTTGAGTTTTGTGCCGCCCTGCGCCATAGCATCTACGAAACCAACAGTGAAAAGTTGGAAGGTACCGGCCATACCACGGACACGGCCATCCAAGTTAGCCATAACAGCAGTCAAGGCCAACGTCTGTGTAACACTAAGGCCAATGGACTGACCCAAAGCCCCGCCACGATCAGCCATCGTCAGGAAAGCGGCCGTACCTCCAACTGTCTCAACAGCAGCAGCCTTGACGGCAGACGCCAGATTGAGAGACTTATCTGCGGTAACACCGAACAGATCAGCTAACCGGCTAAACGGGACAGCCACAGATGATGCTGATGCCCCCGATGTGGTAGCCAACTCCTGAATGGCTGTTGATACTGTGGTTATGTCCTTCCCACGATAACCGAAGGTAGCTACTGTGGTGTTCAGATCATTGAAAGCAGTTATTGGTTGCTTAAGAGCAACAGCCGTATCTCTGATCTGACTCTCTTGAGCAGAACCAGCCGCTACGTTCTGCTGAAGGCTCTTGGTATTGTCGTAGGTGATGGCACTTATCTGTGCTGCTGCTGTCTGATAAGCCTCAGCAGCACTAGCAAAGCCACCTACGACCCCTAAGAGGGCATCCCCAACCTGCTTGAGCCCTATGCCAACTTGGTTGAGCCCATAGAAACTGCTCTGAGCGACTGTTACAAGCCCCTGTAGGACTCCCTGAGCCTGTTGAGCACCTACACTCATACCAGATGCGTCTAGGGTTATGACGGCCTTCATGTTGCTCAGGATGTCGCTCATTTGGCCAACCTCTCAGCCTCTCGTCGGGCCTTGACCTTCGCAAACACAACAGCAGGGTCTTGATAACGACCCTTTGAGTCATCCTCAAAGATAGCCTGACTACCGGGGGCTTCCTTACGCATACTATTACTATTAGAATCAGATCCAGGGGTCCAGTCCAAGATAGTGGTAAGCCTATGAAAGATAGCCGCAGACATCCTATCCTTTTTCATCCTGGTTTCACCATCCAAGAACTCATCTTGCACCTTATCTATCTCTGCGTCTACCCATGTGCCGAACATGAATACAGCCTCGTCCAGACACCAAGCAGCATAACTAGGACTTTGGCTTAACTCTGACCCGTCGCTGTTCTCTGTTGAGTTGCGAAGCCCCACTATCTGACTCGGTAGTTGTCCCCACTCCTGAGACATCCGCCATAGTTGCCACAATCTTCGCCTGTTGCTCGCGAAACTGGGCTAGGTCGGTGGTCCCTCCCTGAGCCACCGAGAAGATAAAGCCCTTGTCATCCCAAGGGACATCAGCAATAGATATTTCATCTACACCTGTTGGAGTCCAGATGTCCCTGTTCTCTCCTTCAGGGACCAACAAAATAGTTGGATAGATAACTGTCTTGCATACCATCTGGTCTATGAACTCAGCCATCTGCTGAAAGGCTTCGGGGTTCAAGGTCTGCATGTCCACCTTGATGCCCTTGCCTATCTGGCCCTGTAGGGCATCGGCAAGGGGATTGGGTATCTGCCCGGTACGCAGCATGAACATGAGATCCACAGAGCGGGACATGCGTATCACCCGCTGGGATGGAAGGGTTACCACTATCCCCCGCTGTGTGCTGCCCTTCCATTCTGATGCTGGCGTTACCTGTGGTTCAGCACTTCCGTTATCTGACGTGCTCACGATCCTCCTTCAAGGATTCCGGCATCTAGGTTTTGACTATCTTCTCACATGCAGAAGGCCACCCCGAAGGATGGCCCCCTGCTGCTTGGACTTTCGGAAACTGCTATGAGGCGATAAACCTATGAGGCTACGATCACGATGCTCTGACTGGTAACAGTGCCAGCAGCGTTGGTAGCAGAGACAGTGAACGTGGACGTACCTGCCCCTGTCACAGCGCCGTAGAGGACACCAGCAGCGGTATCCAGCAACAGACCAGCGGGCAGGGCACCAGAGGCAACCGCCCAGGTGATCGGCGTATCCCCAAGGGCCGTAAAGGTGTAGATGTAAGCAGCACCGTGGACCGGTGCCAGCGGAGGCGTATGGGCCACCAGCACAGGAACATTGGGACCGATAGCAGCGGCCTGCTCATTCTGCACGAAGTCATAGAGAGAGCCGTCTGAGATACGGGGAAGGGCAATGCCCTTGGCTCCTGTGAGCCAGAATGCGTTCTCATCCATAGTCCCTGTAATGTTGCCGTTTAGCTTGCAACGATAGAGGATCACATGGAAGTCGCCACCTGAGTCTGAGTAAGCCTGTCCCTCAAGACGGAAGTAGGGGCGCAAGTTGGTGGACTTCTTGGTAAACACCCGCTTACCGGTACCAGCACCGTTGTTCCACGTACCCGACTCAGTAATGGTACCGCCAGTGATGGCCTTGACAACATCGAGGGTCACGCCACCAGCGGTGATATCCCAGTCAACTTGCGGGCCTTTACCGTGGACAGCCTGAAGGGCATCATCTCCCCTAAGCTCCACGTAAGTCTCGGCTTCTGCAAAGGTCAGCTTCTGGTTGGCAGCGAGATCAAGACCGGACCCAGGCGTCTCACCAGTAAGGGGAAAGACCTGAAGATCCCGCAAACCAAACGGCAGCGGTACAAAACTGTTTGAGGGGGCCATCTAAGTCTTCCTTTCGGGAAATAATGAGGCGGGGTTTCTGTATTTCACTGTCTCGACCAACTGCATCGTATCTACATCGAAGTAGTGCAACACTACTGTACCGTTACCTGCCCCACAGGCTTTGGAATGGCACATAATCTCTATGCGACCATCTTCTATCCTGAACTGGATACGGGACGGACATCTGACATCCACTGTTATGCAGAGATGGGCTTGTAAAGCTTTTCGTATTCGTTTCGTGGGACATTGCCACCTGCAACATCATCGGTAACGTCCTTGAACTCATCGAACTCAAGCAGCACGTCCCAAAATTCTTGGGGGACATCTGGGTGATCCTCGGTGTCAAGAAGATGCTCAGTGGCCTTGTCCCATACAAGTTCTTCCTCAAGGGGCTCTACCTGATCCAGCAGAGTTGCACCGGGATAGAACATCCGAATGTCGCTGGAACCCATAAACTTTACGATCATCATTGCTCCTTAAATACTGGTAAGAAACCGCATGGTCAAGGTTTTGAATATCTTGTCCAGCACAGGGTCGTCGCTATCTAGCCCGAAGCCCTGCCACTTCACATCCGTACATCTAGCCCCTGAAGGGCTTACGGACAGAGCCAATCCCAAAAGTGTATCTCTAACCAGACGAAGCAAAGTTTCTATCCTTAGATAGTCCCCTCGTTCGTCATAGGCCCGTATGTCAAATATCTGTACAGCAGACCGCCTTACCTTCTGAACCCCCGGTGCAGCATGGTCAACGATGTTGGGCATGGAGTGGATCAACAGGAACGGAGGATCAGGATTAGACGATATGGGGGATACCCCCAGAGAGTTGGCCTCATAGATACGAGCAGGTACGCCAACTATATCTGTGACAGCAGTTGTGTTGCTAAGGGTAGTCCATATCAACTGTCTCATCTGTGTGCCCTCAACTTACCAGCAAAGATGGGCGCAAAGTAACGAATAGTAGGCAAGATTATGGCATAAGATATGCCTCCGTAAGTCTTGTCCTCCAGAAAGATGCCGTAGAACATAGAGTGCCCAAGGCTGATGTCACTACTGCCATCCTTGTCACGATGCACTACAACAGCCTTCAAACCGTCCCGTGCAAGACCAGTACGATCTTTCCACGGAGCGTTAGCCTTCATGTACTGCTCCATGACAGGGCCTAGTTCGGCTGCCACTTTACGACGATAATCCTGCCAGTCATCAGCATACTTCTTCATGCTCTGATCGAATAAGTCAAGTCCTTGCCAACTGAACCCAACTCCGTCCTTTACAAATCTTCCAACACTATCTCTAAGTGCTGACGAAAGAGCATATTCAGGACGCCCAGCGTTAACTATGCCATATTTACTATCTGACCCGTAGATACTGTTCATTGGACTGGCTCTATCTCTGCTCGTGTCTCCATAGAGCGGTCAGGATGCACATACTGGATCACGAACTTTCGGTTATCTACAGGGTTGATGAACCAATCCCCTTTTTGCAGGTCATCATCGGGCATCCCGACCATGTACTTCTTCAGATGCTCTCCTGCACCTACCCCTGGAGACTGCTCGTACTGCTCTCTTCCCTGTACCCCAAAGAACCTACGCTTAGGGGGAAAGATACGGGGTGACCCTGAACGGGTCACACCGCCAGCGTTATTGGTTTGTTGCGTAGCAGGACGGTTTATCTGCACTAGCGTCCCATAGAAACGTATAATCATACTAGTATTACGTTGAGCAAGTATCTGCTCCTGGGATACATAGATACCGTCTGCTGTGGACATCAGTAACCTATCGTGTCCCAAGCAAGATAAGCCCTGTCGATGTGACTGACATCCCAAAGCTGGTTGTACAGGTTAAGAGAATTGTCATCGTAGACACGTGCCGTCATACCAGCAGTACGGACTGCTCCTGCGAATGCTGCTATCTCTATATCTGCTCTGGCTTGCCACAGATGGGCTACCTTCTGGGCCGCAGCAGAGGCTTGGGAGAACTTCTTTTGAGCCCCTATGCCATCATTACGGTCCACCATAACGGCATAAGCGCCAGCCTTTATCATCCACCCTGTCGCAGCAGCAACTGTGATGAAGTTGTTGGACCGATTGAGTATCTCTACGATGTGGCCGTTCAGGAACAAGGTATCCGAATCGGAGCCACTGGGCGGGATAACTTCTTGCAAAAGCAACCGAAGATACTGACTATTGCTTTCTGTAACGTCACCAGGAGCCTCAACCTCAGGGGCTTGAGGGGTCCAAATCTCTTCAGGACTCAAACTAAGGTCTGGTGCAGGCACCCTATCTCCTTCGTATTGCTTCTAAACCTGCTGTTATGCCACTGGAGCGCCGATCCCGAAGGACCGACGCTCCAGGGCCTCTGGGGGTTGAGCCGCTTAGGGATCTGGCTATGCCCTTGTCCGACGTTTAGTAGCGCCGGTTGGACTGACAGTGGAATCCTGCGGGCCTTCTGAGCCACCAGAAGATTGCAGAGTACCGACTTCCTCTTCTTCGTAACTAGAGGTATCGGTACCACTTCTAAGATCATCGAGCTTCTTACGGGTATCCACTCCGATTGCCTGGAGAGCCGCTTCTTGATGCCCATAGCGGTCATGGGCATCGTGCTCGTTAAGCTGATCTACGTGGGCCTGTGACATAGCCCTGCGGGAATCCTGCACGACCTTATGCTCCTCAGGGCTAGCAGCTTCAAGATGTCCCTTACGCAGCTTGTCACGGACATAAGCTGCCGCAACAGGGTTTGCTTCAGGGTCAGGAAACACCTTGACATCGTGACCCCCGATGAACCAACCGCTGTCAAGATCAGCCATAGAGCCGCTCAGCAGTCGCTCAGGGAGTCGAACGTGGGTGGGATCTTCTGTGGACATGACTTATTCCTCGACTTTCTTGATAGACCAGGGCCGCTCAGCACGTGCCCGCTTCATACTTTCGGAAATCTTCTGCTTCCACTCTGCGCTGAACGGCGCTCGCTTCTTGCCAAGGTGGCCTGCGGCTATCTTGGCCCGCACTTCTGGTGGCCGTGGGATACCACGCAAGGCGGCTGCTCGTTTCTCATTAACTTCAGGATCAAATACTTGCTGCGCCCTGGCTTCTCGAACTTTGATCAGCGATTCTTCCGAGTGCTTGTACCCACTTGAGCCTCTGCCGCCTACTGTCTCGTTCAGCAAGTCGGCACCATCAAGTAAATAGTCCTCTATCCACAGCCGTTCCTCCTCATCACCGTCTACGAGAGCTACTTGAGCAAGTAACACGGCCTCGGGCCGCACACCTTCAGCAAGTAGCTCTCGCACCCAACTTGAAACTTTGGACGACCTGCCATAGTTCGCCGCAGCTACGTGGCGATACAGACGATCACGGACAGATTGCTGAGTCTGCCCAACATATCGGGCCGCTCCTGTCCGTAGATCTTGCAGGACGTACACGTTCACCTTTCCGACATTTTCGATTGGCATATCACTAGGATACGCCAACCACGTCCGACTACTTACGAGTAGATTGTAGGCCCTGGGTTAGTACCGAGCGTCGTGAGATAGCTGAGCACCAAGCGACCGTCACGGAAGATGTTCGCAAACCCGGTCATCATGGAGACGAACGTCTCATTGAGTTGACGGGAGATAATACGATCCGACTCCGTAAGAAGTGGCTGTGCTGTCAACTGGATGAAGGAACGGGCCACATCCACGAAAACAATGGTGCCGTCCGGCACAGCATCGTGGATATACACATCCTGATAGGACGGAAGTGGAGTGGAAACGTTCAGGGTCACACCAGAAAGCGGAACAGCGCCAGGGAAGATAGTCCGCTGGAATTGGCTCGTATTGAGCAGAGTAAGCGCATCGGCTTCCGAGCACAACATGACTGTTGAGTTACGGAACATACGCTTCATACGGGTCCAGAGCCGGGCTACGTCGATGTACTGCAAAGACGTACCTGTGGTAGAACCCATGACGTAAGCAGACTGGCTACCGTCCCCTTGATCGCCATTGATAGCGATGTTGATGAGGTCACGGTCCAGATCCGCACCAAGGCGGGCGCCAAGCTCCTCGAAATAGATAGCAGCGAGATTGATGGGCGTGAACTGGATCGACTCGTAAGACTGCTTCAGGCCACGGGCCTTCTTGTGGATACTGACCTGCTTCTCAGCCCAGATGATCGCTTCACTTTCGGGAATCGTGCCAGCCTCCTGCACATCTCGCAGCCGGAACACGTTGGGATCAACGAGCCGGTAGTCCATCATTGGCATCGTTACGCCTGTGCCGTTGATGGTTTCCTCGCCCGTAATGAGCTTGGAGAAGAACGGAGTGTACTCAAGTCCCCGACGAATAGCGTCACGGATGATCTCAGGGAACATCCAACGGGAAAGCTCCCCTGTGTTGAGGATCTTGTCCACGGTGAGATTGCGAAGATCGATACCAAGGGTCTGATAGAACGCCTCTGGGGTGGTACCGGGCCAAGTATCGTCAAGATACTGCTTCAGGGTCACATCTTCCCTGGTTGTCTGACGGACTCGCTGGATCTCCTTGTGGAAGTGCTCCAAATCAAGCCCCTTTTCCAGCGCAACTGTGGAAAACCGGGTAGCCATAGTGGGTTATTTCTCCTTTCAGGGGATTGATACTGGATTATTGGACAAGCACGTCAATAGAGGTACCCGCACCGGTAGCGCCGTTGAGAGCGATACCGTAAGTTGCAGAGCCACCAACCGATGCCGTGATCGTACCAGTGGCCGTAGCCAGGACATTGACCTGGGACGTAGGCGACGATGACAGGAGATAACTGGCACCAGGGGCAACCGTGCCAACGAAGGTGTTGGCCGGAATACCAGCGCCGGTAACAGTAGCGCCCTTTTCAAGAGCCAGGATGCCCGGATCGGTAACCGTGGCCGAACCAGACGTAGTGCCCGTAGAAGCAGCACTACGAGCCGCACGAACAGGTTCAGCGAGCCCAGCGGCATTGATACCTACCGCAGCACCAACCGTGACAGCAGCCCCAGTCTTCTTGGTCTGCACCGCATGACCCCTGACCCCGATAGAAACATCGCCGGGAACATTGGCCTGGGGATAGGTACCGGCAAGAGCCCCGGTCCCACGCTTGACGTTGGGCATGATGACATCGCCCAAGATAGGAAGGGAGCCGTCAGCCGCTACACACTGAAAGTCACCCGGCCCTCCCATGACACAATCACCGATAGCGGCGGCATAGTTAGCTTCAAGCGTTAGAGCGATGCGATACCCAACAACGCCTCCCGCGATTTTCGTTGTGATTCTAACCACCTTCTTTCTGTGAAAAGCGGAGCAGATACTTAGGACAGTATGCCTTACTTCTAACTACACATAGTTAGATCGTTATTTAACTCAGCCGTGAATCCTGCGAACCCTCTCATCTGCATCCTTCTTGTTACCCTCATCAGGCATGTTGGGAGCAGGCGTAGGCGTGTTGTGATCCTGCTCCACGGTGGAACGCCTGACTGCCTGAGGGAACTTGGCCCTAAAAGCCGCTTCGTACTCATCCCGCAGAGTGCTAAGGGTTTCAGGATCGTCACCAACCCTGTCTAAGAGCCGCTCAATCTTCTCAACATCCACAGGGGAGCCCCCACCAGGGATCGTCTTGGACTTGGCGTACATATCGAGCACATCAGCCCGCAGTTCCTTGACATAAGCCTCGCCCGCAGCGGCCTTGGGAGTCAATTCAGCGATGTGTTGAGACACTTCCCCCATCAGCATCACGAACGCCTCCTGACCCTCTTCAGGGGCCGCTGTGACCTTCTCCACGATGGACCGTGGCAATGACATCTTGGTCATGACGGCAAGAACCGCTTTCTTGGACATCTCATCTCCTTCAGGGTGGGCGCTCTTATCTTCGTGGGCATGGCTGTGTGTCACATCGGTATCGCTGGCATCGTGGTTGTACCCAACAGCATCAGTATGGTTATGGAAGTGGCTGTGAGTGGTATCGGTAGTTGGATGATTATGAGAATGACTGTGACCCTTAGCCAACTTGGCAGCCTTGGACTCCTCAGTATCATCGTCCTCTGCACCTTCGGCTTCGCCAAGTTCCTCGATCAACTGCTTGATCTGATCCTGTGCCGTATCAATGAGCTTGTCACAGTCATCATCGTTATCTGCCTCGATAGCCCCGTCCAAGGCGCTCAAGGTGCCCTCAAGCTGCACAGCGATGACAGCAGCACCAGAAGTATCCTTGGCAATAGCATCTGCCAAATCTGCCAGCTTGGCCTTGACAGCATCCCGCTTAGCCTTGATTTCCGAAACTCTGGACGAGGTATCGGCAGCCCGACCAAAGCACAACGGGGACGTGTCCTCACCGGGGGTGAAGCTCCAAACGAGATTCTGCTCGTCCTTCCATTGGAACCGACCATCCTCTTCCCGCAACTTGTGGCTACGAGCAGCCTTGACTACCGCCGCTGGCATCTTGGGGGTAGGAACCTTGCTGCCCTCATCATGTCGCAGCCCAATAACCGAAATGTGCTTGGTGTTGGCGCTCTTGACGATGGCCTCGATCCCAGCAGCCTTGGATACCTCGGCAAAATACTGAGCACCAAGGAACACTTGCGAAAGCTCGTACATATCCTTCGCATCATCAAGATCCCTGGTGCATTTGACAGCCTTGGCATCACTTTCGGAAACTGGGACCGGCCAGCCCCAATCGTCCTCTTCATCAGAGTCGGGATCGTAGTAAAGCCCCTTCTCATGTCCCTCAGAACAGAACCACCAAAATCCCCAGTCATGCTCCTTACCGATCGTACAGGCCGACTTACCCAACATTACGCCAACTGAGACAGCCCAGTTAATACCAAACTCAAGGTTCTCGATAAACTGTTCGTTGGCAACAGTACGGGGGATATAGACATCGTTGTCAAGGAAAGTAGCCGTTACTTCTTGCCCGCTATCGGGGTCAGCAACCTTGATCCTGCTGTTAGCAGCATCAAAGATGCGTCCAACAGCCAACTTGGTGTAGTCATGACCCACCATGTAGGACTTGCCGATAGGTGAGTATGGATAAGGAAGTTCCGCAAACCCCTTAACCGCAGAGGTACGGAACCTATCATCATCCCTATCGAGCAGGTCGTTGCATGAATGGGTAGTGAAACAGGCAACCTCATCGGCACCCACTGAACGAAGAGTGAACTTGTTGATCTTTGCCAACTGCTCTTCTGACGGAACAAACAGGGACGGAGAGATAAGGCCCCCAGTTGAGGCTTCCTTCTCCTCTACATTGGCAAGCCGCAACGTAGTAACACGCTTGTCGATCCCCTTACGGGAAGTATCGCTATCCTGCGGGGGACTACCTACAAGCAGATCAGTTAGCGAAGTCTCAGGCCGCTTGCGCTTGATAGTCATACTATGCCTCTTTTCTCAGTGCCCTCGACGGTTTTGAACAACTTGCCTTGCGTGGGGTCAACCAATATCCTACTCATCGACTCCTTCTTCAATTTCTTCTTCGGCTTCTTCAGTTCTTTGACCGGATCTTTTCCTTTGCTCATCTGCGATAGTCCCTTCCGGTTCGGTAGAACCAATAGAACCCGGCTCCTTCATATTAGACGATGCTGTAAAGATGGGGTTATCTGGCAGCGCATCCATCGCACGGTCAACATCGGCGTAGCCCAACTTATGAGCACCGTCTACTTGGCCGATAATGCCTGCTGCCCACAAAAACAGGATGTTGATGATCTCAAAGTGCTCAGCCTGAGCATCATCCTTGCGGTGCAGACTCTTGTTGCTCTTAAACTGCATGGTAATACGGTTTACCTTCTCACCCCACAACTGCGCCATCAGGTAGTACCCGTACTCAATCATCATGCCTACCGACCGCTGATACCTAAGAGCGTTGCGGATCATAATATCATAGGCAACGCCCGCATAAGTTTCCGTGGTCGAATAACTTCTCCCCTGAATTGAAGGCATGGACTTAAGCCCTGAGAAAACCTGCTCTTCGTTCTGAGTAAAGATATTGGTTGCTCCTGCTGCGTTACCTGCTAAGTTCTGCGAGGTAACTGTAGAGTCGTCAAAGTGAACCAAACCGCCATCATCCAGCATCTGTGCAGCCAGATCGGCATACTCAGAGATAAATGCAGCAGCCCTGGCTTGAAACTGGGTCTGAGTTTCACCAGGAAGAGGCTTAAGCCCTTGTACCTGTATATCTATCAGGCCCAGCAGGGCCAGTTTCCGAACAACTGCGGCCATATTGGTCATCATGTCCCGCTGGATTGAGATGTTGTTCAGGGCAGCCAAGAACGGGGGGACACCGTAAGGTGAGCCTGGAGCGGCATTGAAGGCAAAGTATTGAAAAGTTATCTCGTTTAGCTTGAGATAAGCCCCGTTTAGCACCTTCTGACCATTCTTACGAGCCTCTTCTATCTGCATCATGGTGGCCCGCTGGTACGGAGCCCAGTGTGGACCCACAGACCACGGATCTAGCTCGGGATCTGGCTCCCAGAAGAACCGTATCGTCTTGGGGTTGACATCTATAAAGTCAACTATGTCAGTAAGGCTTTCGTTAGGAACATATTCCCCTGCCATAGCTCCGTGAACAGCAGCTTGCCACAACAACTTGTCCATGAGTCCTTCTACACCGCCATGCTTACGCTGTATCTGACGGTCCTTCTCCCATATCCTCTGCTTGAGCCGCTTCTGTACCCCGCCAGTAGCGTCAATGATAAGCATGTGACTGGGATTAGATAGCGTCTGTATGTTTGCTACCGCTTGGGAATAATCGGGGTTGTATACAGCCAACAACTCGATATAATCCAAGATTTCAAACGGCAGCATGTAACTCATGGGGGCATAGCTACGGAACATCCCCAAGATAGAGGAGTAGACCGCTGGCCCTGTTACAACAGATGGGTCAGCTTCTGAGTTGCCTTTGCTGGGCCTTCTAAGGGTACGTGCAGAGCCGCTTCCCTTGGCACGGGCATAGGCGCCATCAGTCATCTTCATGATCTCTGCTAGGTCATCAGGAATCCCTGTAGTAGTCACGGTCTATCGTCATCCTCCCATATATCTGCCCAAGCAATACCAAATACAACCAAAACCATGACCAAGAGAATAGTAAGCATAATCACAGGACTCACGACGCTTGAACCAGCCAAAGTCCTTTGACGACAGTAGTTGCCGCCAAACCGTTTAGAATATCAATCCGATAACAGAATTGTCCTGCCCTAGCAGTAGCACTTGAAGGTACAGCTACGGACAAAATGCCATGAACACGATCTGTCCATGTCAACTGACCCCCAACGGTACTGCCAATTGCCAGGGCCGCACCATCATCATCTGTGGCATTGCGCTTAACCACAAATTGAGCATCCAACCCCATGCAAGAAAACGGCACGATACCCGAAACAGGATCGGTGAGCACAACGGGCACGCTCAATACAGGTTGGTTTTCATAACCAATCACCAAATCTTGAATCCTCATAGTATGACTACCAGACCAGTCTCTATCATGTAGACATACGCACTTACTCTGCCAAGAGTCAGATTAGATACCATCCTAACTCCGGCCTCTACGGCTGTCCCTTCGTCATCACCTGTAGGCATTTATGCTATCCCACAAGTAATAGTCAAAGTCCACGTACCACCAGTCTTAACTCCAAGGTTTTGGACAAAACGGTTCAGACACTCCAAGGCAGTAGCTCCGTTGTCAACAACCCACTCCTGCCAACCAGTGCCCCACTCCCCTACTCCACCTGTAAATGCCGCAACCCACTGCATCTTGTTGGGAGAACCCCCTGTAAGGGTCGCAGAGGTAACCGTAACGAGCACCTTGTTGGTAGCTGCCTGAAGGGCCGTTTGGGACTGTGTGGCCGCAGTAGACGAGTCGCCAACCCCAACACGAGCCAATCCAGCAAACTGTCCAGTCGGATGCAAAATGGTACAAGTAACTGTGGCGCTGGCAGTGGCGTTAACCGAAAGAGTAAAGCTCACTCCCGCAGACACAGAGATGATGGTGGCCCCAAGAGGCACACCGGCCCCTACGACTACAGAGCCCACATCAGTAGCCAACGCTGAAGCATCAGTGACCACAGCACTAGTGTTGGTGGTCACACAACTAGCATCAGCACGGCCAAGATAAGTCCCTGTGCCAGCTATCAGGGCCGAGATACGAGTGATACCGGTAAGTACGAGCAGATTGCGCTCAAGAGTGATTATCTCGTTGGGTGGCTTACCAGAGTTATAAGCCTCGTCGGTATCCCACTTTTGACAAGTGGTTTGTGCATACCAAGGAGCATAGTCAATCTCTTGTACATCAGATTTAGCATCAAGCAGGATAGTCATGCCTCTGGCTCCTTAAAAACATCCTCTAGGTAACCTTCTGCCACATCCCCGCTATCATCCACCCACCACAGCGTAAGTGTAAGAGGGTCATGAGGATTAGCTCCGGTGACAACATAATCATTACCATCATGAGTGCCTGTGTACTGGATCACAAGCCCATCATCCACGATCTTCTGATGGACTTTGATGAGAAATGCCCGCTTGGCCTCACCGTCCTTGATTCCCTGAAACTCACTTTCCGAAACTACGAGCCGGTTGTAGTTGGCACCCTGAGCATTGACATGCTGCACCACGATGCCACTTGGATTACCGTGAACTTCCTTGAGAGCAGCATGAGCATCGTCAGGAATCACCGCCAACAAATGATCTCCCACAGTTTCCTCTCTATGTCCAAGTTCCCTGGCCGCTGCCCTGCGTAGAGCAATCACCTTTGGATGCTGCGCTTCAGCACCCACCCCCACATCCTCTACAACTATTGCCTTGGATTCACTCGTTGTCATCTACGCTCCTCCTAAAAGGTGTGTCCTATTATCTCTCACAAGGGGTACTTGGGGGTTAGATCACCTTCTACGCACCCCGCTGGCCCCAAAGCTAGCACCGGCAGGAGTGCGGAACACGCCCTGAGAACCTGATGAGGAAGACGTACCCGGTACCAATGGCATGTGAGTCTGACCCGTCCCTGTATTGAAGGATTTAGGCGGAATCCTCAAGTGACTGACCCCAAGTTCCTCTACAAACCTTGCAAAGTAACAGACCGCGGCGTCACACAGATGGTCGTTGCCCTTCTGGATGCGCCCATTCTTCCTACGCCACTTCTTAGCCTGATCTATGAAGTCCACATTGGATGCAGGGATAATAAGATCGTGGGCCTCACTTGTTATGTTCCATGCCGCTACTGCCGACTCCTTCTCTTCAGAGAAGTTCACATCCCTTACTTCAAACCCCTTCTCCCGCATATAGGGATTTAGATAGTTACCACCCCCGCCAATGTCGCAGGCCATCTCCTGAAACCCCGCCACATATTTGTTGGCGTACCCGATCAGAGCAGCAACTATCTGATTTATCCCTGCATTCTCAATCTGCTCAGATGCCAACAGGACATGTTTGGACCCTGGAAGTGCCTGCCATACACAGACCCCCGCTGCCACAGTATTGCCTTGATAAGCCACGCAACCAGCCCGACGAGTAACAATAAACTCATCAGGGACAGTACAACAATAAACTTTACCATTATAAGCTACCCGCTCAGGTTGTGTTAGCACGCGATCTGCCATCAAGGACACGCTAACCGACCATCTAGCCTTTCTATTACCAACAGCAGGAAATCTTAGTTTCATATATGCCCTGTAACCCAACCGAACGGCAAGTTCTTGAAAATCAGAACAAAGTTGCTCTGAAGTAGAGTGGTAATCTCCCCCACCTTCGGAGCGCCATGAGCCATCTCCCGTCATCATAGCATTAAATAATATGGCCAACTGACGATCAGAAAGATTCAAGAACTGCCGAGGTATCCGTTTATCAGAACTTATAGTCCCGATATTGTCTACCCACCACATCCACAATTGTCGGCCACACATCGTCCAGTTAGTATCTCCCGTCTTAGGATTGAAATACTCTTGGTAATCAATACCCAACCTATCCATACAAGCCCGCATCTGCTTAGTGTTCAGTGGATGCCGCTGAGACATCTTGACACAAGCAGGCTTACGACCACCATCTTTAGCTGGTCGATAACACAAACCGCCTTCAGACAGCAGATAACCAAGAAACTCTAACCAGTCGTCCATACAGTAAACCTTGGGATTAACCGCATCCCAGCCCCTGTAACCCTGTATGCCTTTAGATTCGATAGCATCTATTTCTGGCATAGTAAAGTATTGTTTTTCCCGGCCTCTCCACCATACACTTCCTACAGCATAGGGTTTAGACCACTTCTCTATCTCGTCGGCTCGCTCAACTCGCCACTCAACATTCCACGCTTTACGAGTAAGCATCCTGTGATTAGGAGTAACCATCATATCTACTCCCCGCCCAGAAAAGTGCAACAACTCGCCTTGATAATCCTTGACAGTCAACTTGCTGGGAATAACAAAAGACATCTGACGAGTATCTTTGTTAAACTGAGCTACTTTCTGATTGAGAAGCACATCTTTGAATAACTTCCACCCTGTATCTGTCAATATCTCAGTATGGTCATCATGACAGCCCCAGTCAACACATACCGAGACAGGGAACCCAGGCATGTAGAACGTGGACCCGTCCTCTTCCACCACACTGTCTAGGAACGCTTTTCGGCTTTTGATGACAAAGCCAGAAGAACCGGGCCTAGATCCCATCTGCTCTATCTCAAAAGTCTCATGGTGGCGCTTCATGCGCATCCAGAGAGTGACTATCTCGTCATAGGGCACCCAACCCTCTGCATACATGGCTCTACCGCCACAATATGCCCGATGCAGTAGTTTACGTTCCTCTATGCCAGTATCGGGATCAATATAAGTTTCATAATGATCCTCTCTGAAGCACACTTCCTCAGACTGGCAGGCATCCCCTATACACTCACATCCCGCACATACATCAAAAACATCCCAACGGTATAACTTGTACCCCATCTCTTCGTGATTGTCGATCAAGTCAGCAAACGATCCTGTTTCATTGTGAAACGTCGAGGATCTTATATTAATAGAAGGACGAGCGGTGTTGATGGTCGGTAGAGCAGACTTCACCACTTCGGGCTCAGCCTCAGCCTCTTCATCTATTACCAACAACCCACCACGGTTAACCTTGACCCCGTTCACAATGCGGATACCACCGGCATGAGGGGATCTAGTCTGCTTCTGAGAGGCGGTAAGCACCCTGATCCATGCCCGCTGCTTGTTGGTACTTTCAGAAACTTTCATCTCTCCCGAGACAAGCATCTTCCACTCTTCATGACTCTCCACATACTGCTGAAGATAGGTGTAGACGTTAGCAGCCTGTAACTCAGAACCACCCAAGTTCAGAGCATCAAAGTCCATAATCATCCACAGATAGAACTCAACAAAACTGACTCCTTGTGAATTATGCGTTGGGACCATCTGTTCGCCTACCAAATAAGTATGGGAAGGTGAATCAACTTCAATACAGCGCACCGGCACCGAAGGTACTTCTCGTACATTAACGATCATCCTACGAAGATGACGAGTCTCTTGAGCTACATTAAAATCCATCATAGCGTGTTTGCGATTGCTACGAAACACTCGCTCAGTAGGCCGAAAAGACACCCCATGACTCACTCCATAGCTAATCCCATCTAAGATGGCATCCTTCTTGTATCGAGTGGCCTTCCACCCTAGAGATACCACCAACTCATACACAGCATCAGATAACTGCTCGTTCATATTATCAAACTGACAATTATTATTATAATTGCGGCAGGTGCCATCAGTATCCATCAAGCCAGCCAGGAGCCATCTACGTTGGCTCACAGAGGCCCGTAGATATTGAGCAGGGACATGCTTGTTGTTAAGCACCCCGAGTGCTCTGAACCTCGGCAACATGCCTAAAACACCAACTCGATAACAGTGCTTACCAATCTCCTTACTACAAGCCCCAATAGTGACGCCTCTACGCTTCATCCTCCGAACTATGTCAAGATCAGAAGCATTAAACGAAATCATCCCCGTACCTGTTGTCCCATTACCTAACCAAAGACCAAGCAGATAAGGGTCTACAGGTAGTTCTGCCTTCGGAAATTGTATCGGGAGCGTGTTATCAATAGAATGGTTAGTATCGCCCCGTCTACCATACAACAAAGTATCTTTTATCTCTTGAGTAGTCCGCTTACCCTCTCGCTTGCCCCTCCACTGGCCATGCCAGCCATCATCTCGTAATGTGCGCTGATCGTGCATTAAATTGGCAGCACGCTCTGGGGCCGTTTGCGTCAACCAAGGATGAGTGTCTGAGCACACGATAGTAGAACCATCACTGAACTCCATCTCATAGCACTTCTTATCACGATAAATAGGATACAGATGCGTAACTTTGCAAGGTTGACCTTCACGATCAAAAAGTGTGTCCCCTACTTGTAATTGGCCCATCGTTGTCCACCCATCAGGAGTGGGACAAATGGTATAAAGCGAGACAAGCTTGCCTCCCCCTCTTGGGCCTACAGCGGCAGCCGATCTAACCTCTAAACTACAGGTGTCAATGACCAGATCCCGTAGGCCAGGTTGTATGTCCCCAAACCGAGATACCGCTTCTTCAGACGTGATGATCCCCAGCCGAATCATCTTAAGAACAGGCTTCTCAGGCAGTATCAGGCCAAGCCGTATGGCTAAACCCTCTGGGTCATCCCTATATTTAGTCTTCAGGTTGACTGACCTGTTACGGGTGGCCTTGACATACGACTCTAAGCCCTGAACCGTGGGCAATCTTGGTGACTGTGGCATCTGTCCATCATGCCACACGGGTCAAGGAGTTTCGGTTATCTCCTCTAGACCCCAAAGCTCAGAATCGTGTGGACGACGGCCATACTCCAAATTGTACTGGTCACTGGCCCTGTTCATGGCTCCATCTTCAGTATGGGCCACTACCCTGAGACTAGTGCGCTTACTACCGGGGGTTATTACCTGCACCTGCCAATCTTTGACTGGCATGGCGTTCTCCTCAACCGCCCCTGAGTTGGGATCTACTACATCCGATTCTATACCAATTGGGATAGGAGGATAACTATACTTGCCGTCCTTGGCTTCCAAGAGGACAGTGGCCCCTGGCCGCACATAAGCTTCCACGTTCATGTAGGACAGCCGACAGAGCCCTGTTTCAGACACCGCTACTGAGATGTCCGAATACTGCCACTTGCTAACTTTATCAGCAAGCGACTTGGTTAAGTGAGCAATCTGATCGTCTGCGGCTTCAAGTTGCCGTTTCAGTTCCTGTGGTTGGCTTCTGAGATTCCTGTTCCTGCTCTGCTCTGACTCCAACTGTGCTCTCAACCCGTGGATATGGCCCTTCAACTCCCTCTTAGACCACCCCTTGTACAATTTGGTCATCTATTCCTCTCTCTACGGTCTGTTATCTGTACCTCGATAGATATACCTTCTGGCAATAAGACACTCTTGCTGCACGCAACAGCGAACTTCTCAGCCATCTCCCGAGATAACCAGCCTTTGATGACCACTTCGTAGACTACAGGGCTCTCGCCTTGTGATCTACGATGCTGTAGATTCATTCATCCCCCTTCTATCTCTAACATAGCCTTATCATGCTCTGTGTGGGCCGCTATAGAACAAGCCACTAAGTAAGAAGCATATCTGATCCCATTAGCATAACTTCGTATCTCTTCTTCACTGAGCCCCTGAGCGCCATCCATCTCGATGCGATCGGCCTGTAACAACAAATCAGCAGGTATCTCCTGGGTGAACCCAACCAGACGACGGATAATATCGTTATAGCGGTCTGTAAGTTCCATCAAAGCCTCAAACAACGCTGTCTGATCCTCTGGCTTACGATCGGGACCAACCATTCCAAATTGGAATTCCATGCTATGATGATACGCAGCAGAGTTTCGGAAACCGAGAGGAGAGCGCATGGCAGGCATCAGTCTAGTAGGCAGGCCGCACGGGTCCAAGATGGCTTCCAAGGGGCCTGGTCCCAACCGCCCCAGTTATACGCCCAATACCGGCACCAGCCGTGGAGTCGGTGGCGGCAAGGGCAAGAGCTACGTCGGAGGCAAGCAGAAGTAGAGATACAAAGGCAATACATAGAGAAGCCCACCCTGGTTGGGGGTGGGCTTCTCTAGCTCTATGGACCGGAGAGGGCGCTAGGCGCCCGCAGGAGCCGCAGGAGCCGCTGGCGGCAAGGCAGCGGTCAAGGCCGTAACCTCAGCCTCGATAGCGTCAGCAGCAGCCTGAGTAGCCGCACCATTGCCAGCGGCAACAGCCGCCTGTAGGGATGCAACCTGAGCCGCAAGGCCAGTCTCGTTGGTAAGTGTTGCAGAAACAGCCGCTACCAGATCGGCCTCTGCCTGTGTGATGTTTGCCATATCGTGTGCTATCCCTTCTTGTTGGTTTGCCAGGTGAGATACCTGAATGGTAAGCGCATTGACTCTATCCGTTAGATCCTGTACTTGTCTCCACATGGGGACACCCATCTATTGCCTGAACCGTGCCAAAATAAACATAATCAGAGCAATAATAGCAAGCACAATCAAAACTGTGAGCAAAGTGCTTTGATTGATCTTGACATCGCCCAGCAAGGCGATCAATGACACGACATACCTCCTTTGTTGACCAAATATACCACCTTTCATAGCCAGCCCCAAATCATATCATATATTTCTCAAGTTGCTGTAACTACCATCGAAATATCAGCATGAGACTAAAAATGCCGTCTATCGTTATGGCAACCGCCACCGCTCTCACACTAGGCCTCGGTATGATAGCTACCCCAGCCTATGCTGGCGTAAAGCCAGTTGTCCCAGCCTGTCACAACGACACCAACCTGCCTAACAACTTTATCAACGGCAGCAAGTTTGGTGGCGATCCCAATGTTGGCCTTAAGCCGCAGGGTGGATATTACTATCTCGACCTTACGGCCTGTGGTTCTACAGTTACGTTTGCACTGGATACCACGCCGGGTTGTTGGAACTTTCAGATGTTCGACGGCCCTGATCATAACTCACCCCGCTTGGTGCATTTCAAGGTCATGCACCCCTTCACTTACACCCTTACCGGTACCATCCCTGGCCATGTCTACTCGGCAAGGGTAGACAACCTTGAAACCTTCGTTGTCACAGACCATTCCAGTATCAATAGCCCCTAACTACGAGCGGGCATTAGCTATGACATCGTGCCACCTACGATGCGCTTCCTTGTCGATGAAGACCACCCCACAGGCATCGCACACTTTCATCAGTTTCAGAAACTCTGTGTCCTGCTCCAATGTACGATAGCTCAGACCTGTGATAGTCATTTTGGGCCATCCTAGTGCTCGTCGGGACGGATACGCCAAGCCCTGACTGTACTACCCCTGTGGATGGCCAATGGATATTGCAATCCCTCCACTTGAACCAAAACTGTATACCCATCGGGTGCGACACGGGTACTGAGGACTTTTCGGTTCCCATCAGGGACATCCAGAGTGCTGGTTTCCAGCACGTCATTAGAGCGTAATTTGGCCGGTGGAACCTCCATAAAGTCCATCAAAAGCCTCCAGAAGTCGAAATAAATGGCTAAAACAGGTCAAAAAAGCAGATTATAGGGTTGTTTCTCTCACAGAGGCCCCAGAGGACAGAAACCCCTCCTTTTCAGCCAGATAAGTGACTGCTTTTAGGGCTACATCCACATATTCGAGGGTTGGAGTCTTAGTTGTCTCCTGACCGGGCACATATACCGCCCACACAGCCAATCTCATTGACCTTGGCAGCATGTACCAGTGTTTTTTACACATAAATAGATTTTCAGGGGTTATGACATTGCACCGAAGAGCGTGACAGGTATGGTTCACGGCCTCTGATCCTTATAGATCATGCTGGACACTACACCACCTGTAACAAATCCCAAAAGGATCAAGACAATGACTCCTGCCTTGCCAAATATCTCCCACACTATGAGTGCTAGAACCAACCAAGACCCAACGGTAAAGCAGAACAGCACAAATGGTGTCAGATTGGTGAAATAGCTCTTACTCACGCTATATGTTCCTTTCATCGGCATGCCCTGTGATCTGACGGTGGTGTAACTCACACAGACCGAGCCCAGTGGCCCCTGGACGCCCGCACGAGTCCCTGTTGACAGGCCACAGAGGACTTGCCCAACATTCCGGCAGATCGTGGGACAGAGGGTCAGGGCGCCATGTCATTGCATTGTACCCGTTCATCTAATCAGTCTAGTTTGCTTACTTCGTTCGCCTGTAACTCGTCAACAGCACGATTGCTGCGCCTCTTTGACTGTGACATTCTGAGTCTTGTTCAGATCACCCCTGTTTATCAGTGAGAGCAGGTGAAGTGGGGCGGAAGAGTGGGTCCAGTTGACTATCCAAGGATCAGGGTAAAGGGCCGTCAGAGCGTTGACTATCTCATGGCCCTTGTCTGAGTCCCATTGGATACCTTGAACGACGGCGTTCTTCTTACGGAGTGTCTGCATGGGATACATGATACGTTAGTACTACCTAAGATAAGCAAACGGGACTTGTATATCCACCTAGAGACTCCAACTGGGATTCCCACATGGAGACAAGTACCTATCATTCACTTTGTTCACATACTTCGTATCTATCCCTTTCTTACATAACTTATCACTTCGTTTCTTCGATCTATTGATATCTCCTATTTCTATTGTCTATCCCTTTCTTACATAACTTATATATCTATCTAACCAATAACTACTATCGCTAATCAACTTGTTATATAACTTATATATTGATATCTCCTATTTCTATTGTCCCTGTTTAATCTACTATCCGCAAGACTATAGAAACACGACCTACTGCTACTGACTGCATAGTGTAGTTACCCCATTGTAACTACACTATGAGTACGGGTCAGTAAGTTAGGACCAGTCAAGTACAGACTGATCGGCCAATCGCTTAGCCTCAAGTGCTGCAACGAAACATCCCAAGGAGGATGTCGGATCAGTAGCACTGGCTACCAAACGGTCGAAAGCGTAAGCTTTACGTGGGATCATGGGTCAGTCTCCAGTCTGGAGCCCCTCAGGGCTCCGGTAGTGTCACAGGATGATGGCATAGGGGAACTATGAGTAATGGCGAGTGTAACCCGTAGTGGGCCACGCTCTTATATTCAGTCTGACAATAGACCTAGGCTACGCAGATGATCTGTTACGAACCTATCTGCGTCTGGCACGTCTGAGGATGACCGTAACGACGGAAGATAGATCGTACCGTCAGGTAGATCATGTTCGCAGTCTGTCGGTAAGCCATACCCTTTGCCCAGGCCAAACGACAAATGCATGTTAGCAGGCATGGCGAACGATTCCATGAACCCGAGTCGCCTAAGCATGGCAGGGTGGCCATAAGCGAAAGCAATACGTTCAGGGTCAACCAGATCATGAGCGCCTTTAACCAGTACCCGCACGTAAGAGAAATGGCCATTGCGAGATTCTGAGGATAGGTCCGCCCATAGCTCAGTCTCATGGCCGGTAGCCTCAAGTGCTAATGCAAGTGCCGTGATGGCAGCACCGCGCTTAAAGGCACTCTCACTTGAGATAGCGCCAGAGTACGAAACACTGGCAACCAGAGTAACTACCCTGCCAACTCTGCTGATCGGTGGCATTTCGTACTCAACCATGCACTCTGGCATACCGGCCAGATACCGGCCTACGTCAACTTGACCGCCAACAACGTCATGATATGACTCGAACGTCTGGGCAGGATGTTCACGCTCAACCAGGGCCAGAGCATTATTCACTATCTCAGTAGCCTTGGTAAGTCCGTCGGCCCAACCGTTAGAGGCTAGACCGAAAGCTTCTTCGCAGGTAGCACCGGCCCATTCGTCCCGATTCTTAGTAAAGGTGGCTTGTCGTCCGAGATATTCGACGTTGGCAACGTCGGCAAACTCTGCCAACGATTGATAAGTACGGCGGGTGATAGTCATGACGAATAGTAAAAACGTCGGGATTCATCCATACCGGCAACGTATCCACCGATATAGTTGAAACCATGATAGTTGCCGGTATCCATAAGGATACGCTCCAACATGGATGCAACAGCCATGCGGGATTCAGCAGATACCGCATGGGTCGAATTGGCAAGCATGTTGTTTGCCATCGACAATACCGCCGATACCTCTATTGTCTTACGCTGTTTCATTTGGTGCCTTTCTTATTTGGGTTAGGAATTCAGCACGGGAGCGATAGTTAGTCGCTCCCGCACTCAACCACTAAGCTGGAATGGTTACGTCTGTTGTGACCTTGCGCCAATCGGCATCCGAAATACCCTTGCGAACCCTCATGGCGATAACCTCAGTCATTGTGAATCCGCCTTTAAGTAGTTTGGCACCGAAGATACATGCCCGCGGACTGAAGATCACTTGCATTTTATGTGCTTCAGCCTTGACACGTAGCGCACGAACAAATGTGATCAGGCTATCGGTGACATGAGTGTCGGCGCCCTGGCCATGAGCGATCAAATGCTCTAGCGTTTCATCGACAGGCACCGTAACGGTAGCAAACCTGTCAAGCGTAGCGCCGTCAATCTGCAAGCGGCCGACGTAGATACGGTCCGGGCCGGTACCGTAAGTGTTAGCCGCCGCGGCCATATGACAGTCCGCATGTTTCGTGACCATACCATCGGGGAATGCCATATGGCCATTGGCCATAGCCATGTTTACTTTCCCCAGTGTGGAAGGATGTCCGTTATCTACTTCGTCAAACAGGAATACCCCACCATGTTCGTAAAAGTCACGAAACATGGTTCGGACATAGTTACCGTTAGCATCCATATATCCGACCAATTCGGAGACTGGCATGGTTGGTGTCAGTGAAACAGCGCCGAACCGTAGGCTAAGTGCCATTGCGCAATTCTCCGCGATAGTGGACTTGCCAGTACCTGCCGGACCGGTCATCCACACATTATCGCCGGACAGTAGAACCTTAAGCACGGCAGGCATAACCTCGTGCACGGCATTGGGGAGCGTAACTGTCGTACCGGCTGCCATGTCGTTAATCGTGATCACGGTCGGCAAGGATAGGGCGGCAAATTTACCGTCAATCACTGTTGCGACCGTATCCAACAGGGCCGAAGAGTGCTCGTTGGTAACAGCTTCAGCGATGGTGCGGACCGCACTTTCGTCAAGCGTGGCGCCGATCAGGGTCCGTAACGTGTCGATCAAGCTTGACTCTGACTCTGACACGACAGGTGCCGATACGGCAAGCGGCGGGATGATAGCGGCCGGATAAGGTACCGGGGCATCATCTGTATTGTAGATAGGTGTAGCCGGTACGGCCGTTGGGAACGTCGAGCACGTATGCCTAGCGCCAGCTTCGTCACATAGCACCCACGAAGCATGGGTGCCGTTAGCCTCGCATGTTGACTCTGCGCACCGATTACCGAAGGGCCGCTCAGTATCATGAAACCAGTAATACGATCGGACGCCGCAACGCTTGCACTTGTTGGACCGTTGGGAGTGCTTGACCATAGACATTGTGACTACTTTCCAAAGCCGTAGGATGTGACGAACATGGCAAATCGTAGGTGATAGGCGAATTCGGCGATACTGGCCGATACCGTATTCTGATGGGTAACGCGGTGCTCTGCGATCATGGCATCATGAGCCCTAATCCCGATCTCATGGTCTATCCGAAGATAGTTGCTCATGATGCGAACCTTGCCGCACGGGTGATAAGTGCGAGGTTGCGACGGTAGATACGCTCTGTATCCTGCTTGGCCAACATGGCAAGCATGTTGTCTATTGCTGTTGACTGCTCTTTGCTCATGGCGTGTCCTTCGTAGTGGTTAGTAGTTGTTCGGGTCTATCTGATTTATCCCGACTTAGTAGAGTCTGCCCAACTTCGTAGTCTTTTTTCCGGGAGACTTCTCCCGCCCGCCACCTTTACCAGCTACCTAACTGGTCGCCATGACTAGGCGAGGTCTTTCGGAAGACCCATCCGGGGCTAAGTGCGCTAGACCGTACTCTGCGCATCCGTGCTTGCAACATGAGTATCGCTCATAGTTCGGCTATACCTTAGCTAAATTGGGAAATACTTATCCACAGATGTTATCCACAGGATGTTGATAAGCTGTGGATAACTGCCATACCTGTAGTACAGCTATACCGGGGGAACACTCAAAGACAGGGGCTCACAGGGCCTACGATGCCCCATAAGGTCACGAAACAGGATTAATGGCGCCTAGGACCATGTTCGCTAGATTGCCCTGAGGGGGGCTTATATGAGGATATGAGCCGGGCATGCCTGCCAAGCCTCAGTTATCTGACCAAATCTGACCGATACAGGGCTCAGATGGGCCATATATATGTTATGAAAGTACACGATAAGCGGTAGACCGATTTGCACGGCTCAAATTTGATCGTTGGTAGGCCATGTTGCAGGGTCACCCGGCAGGATCTAAGTGAGCAGTAAGACCCTAACCAGTGTAGTTACATAGGGTGTAACTACTCGCCATGTAACTACATGTCGCCTGTTAGATCCTTAAATCAGATCGGTCTAAGACTTGACTCTTGCTTGCATTATGCAAGTATGTCAATATGGCCGATCCTCTAGCTTCGATCCCGGCAAGTACCGGTGATAGCTGGCCGGACTTATCCACAGGGTTATCAACAGGGGTGTGGACAACTATCTCATCCTGTGGATAACTCTGGATGAGATACTAGATAGTGAAAAAGGACAAAATAGGACATTGGAGCAACTTCCATAATGCGTTTTGGCTATCTGCGGTACAAAATCGGTATTTTGATGAACATAAGTACCTATTATCTCACTCAAAGTAAGTGGTATTAGGTCGGTTGCCGATCATATATCGCCAGATAACCCTCATTTTCACCATAAAGAGGGGGAATAATGGGGTAAATAGTAAGTAGACATAGATAGAGTGACTGATATCCATCTGGAATACGTGTATAGATACCTATACGCTACAAGGTAGTCTCTCTCTACTACTCCCGAGGTAAGGTATACATCCCGTTTTATTATAGATAATAGTACTTTGATGTGTTTCTATCTACATAGGGGGCTTCGCCATTGTGACTTCCTATGTGGAGCCTGGTATACAAGGGAGACTGGAGAAGATAGAGCCCATTTTGTTAGAGTAGGTATGACTCTACTATGGATATATGAATGGCAGTGTCCTCGGAGACGTACTATGGGGGTATGACACTTTCCCTGTTCAAAGACCTTGGGCATGGTGATGAGGTAACGATCACTACCCGGCACGGTGACCAGTTTGGGGGCCATATACAGCACCCTGACCAGATACAGCACACGGTCTGTCTCAAGCCCGCATTCGGTCAAGGTAGATACCACTGGGTAGTAGTCAATGAGATAACCGCTATCACTAAATACGTCAAGTAGCCGTCTAATTCAGGGATGGTCTTACGGATGGTCACATCCCGTTTTCCGAAAATCCAGCCAGTGGGTGTGCTGTCACGCCAAAGGGAAGCTCGGCCTTACCAGTTACGGGGTGCTCTGCTACTATCCACGTCCTCCACAAAGGTAATTCGGCATCGGTACAAGTCCTAGCCGTCTGCCCTATTCGTGGCGCTTCGTCCCACTCTTTAACGGGTGGCTGCTTCTAAGCCTACCGTCCCACTACCTTAAACCTTACAGCTACAGGTCATCCCTGGAGTCGTTGAAATGGTCGTCATCGTACTCTTGTTGTGAGTAGTAGAACCCTTGCAGTTCCTCGTCCTCGTCTGTCTCTGGCTCGTCTTCCTCTTCGTCATCGTCCTCACCGGAGATGTTGTCGGGGGCATCCTGTGGGTCGTCGTAGGTGGGCATATCCTCACTATACACATGGGGTGGTCCCTCTACAACCTCTTGAGAGAGAAACTTTCATAAGTTTTCCCTTGACATCCCTGAATATACCTGTACTATAGGGGTATGCCCACAGAAACCCAAGTCCAGACCCCATACGGGGCCACCACATGAACAAGAAGTTTGCAGTTACAGCCGTTATCTTTGGGACACTAGCCCTTGGGGCTTGCGGTACCAAGACCGTCTATGTGAACAGTCCCGCCCCTGTACCTGTCGTTACTGCTGCTATATCTACATCGCAGTATGTGACTGATGTGCAGACCGCTTATCCTATGGCGCTGAATGTTGACTCAGCTACCATCATCAGGACCGGTAACTCTGTCTGTGGGGCTCTTGCTAGAGGGGCTTCTGTTACTGACCTTATCACCGCTGGTGATGCCGCTACCCCCGGATACCCTGGGATGTCACAGGCCGTTGTGGATGCCGCACGTAACGATCTGTGCCCCGGATCATGAGTATCTATGGGCCACATATCTATAACGCTGTGGCTAAGGATCTAAGAGAGATCCGGCAAGAGCGCAAGACGAAGGTGCGTTGGGAGATGGTTGACAAGATGGCCCTTAAAATGGCCCTTAGATTCAAGCTGGACGATCCTAACTTCGATCATGACCGCTTCCTTGCCAATACGTTCCCAAAGGAAACTTCTTGAAACTTATTAGGAAACAGGTTGCAAACCGTAGTATGAGCAGGTATAGTAAGGGTATGGCAACCAACCCGAAGTTCTCTGCTCAGCACTACAACGCAATCGCCAAGGATATTCGTGAGGTTCGGTCTGACCTGGATACCACATCTATCTCCCGTTTGGACTCTGATCCGGTGCTCAACATCGTCTGTCACAAGTTGGCAATCCGTTTTGCTGCCGATAACCCCAGGTTCGATATTGAGCGTTTCGTTGCCGCTTGCATGGACAACGCATGACAAAACCATTGTTCTCACTGGGCAGGGTCGTTGGTACTCCAGGGGCCATAGACGAGTTGGATCATGCCGCTATCTCTGCTATGTCTGTACTGGCTCTGCACCAGACGGGATACTGGGGAGACATGGACGAGGAAGACAAAGCCGCTAACAACGCTGCTGTCAAGAACGGTAACCGCATCATGTCGGCCTATACCCTTACTACAGGGGTCACGATCTGGGTTATCACAGAGGCCGATCGTGCAAGCACAACTATCCTTCTACCAAGGGAGTACTAAATGAGCAAAGTTGTTATCACTACAGCTATGGGCACCAAGATGGAGCTACTGACCATTGTTAGAGCAGGTCGGCAATGCCCCGCAGTCGTCTTGACTATGGGGCATGAGATCATGGAGCACATCTTTAACAGCGAGCATGAGCGGGCTATCAACATAGTGCGCATAGAGGATTACGACCAACTCCAAGCCGATGAGCACATCAGGGACTTTAGAAAGACCTTGACATCTATCCCATAGTGTAAGTTGCATATCATCAGACTATGGGATATACTGCCAGATAACCACCAAAGGAGAAACCATGCCCAGACCTATCAGTGATGCTAAACGGAACGAAGCGACACGAAGGCTTACTATGGCCATGAACAACCGTACAAGGGCCGCACATCAAGCCGAGCTTGCCCGCCAGAAGTTCTTTAGGTACTGTCTCAAGGCTTACAACGCTGGGCTCAGTTATGCTGAGATCAAGGAAGTTACCGGCTTGACTGAGATCCGTATTAGCCAGATCCTCCGCAAAGAGCGTGAGATAGCAAATGGTGACTGACCCAAGCTCACAAGATGATCCTATGGAGCAGCATCGCTCTAACATAGAGCGGACAGGGGCTGTCGTAGCTGAGGCTATCCATACCCTTGCCAAGACCAAGCATGAGCTTGACAAAGCCAGGATTGCGGATGAGGCGACTCCTAAAAGGGTATTTACGGCTGCCAAGGCTTATCGCCAAGCTGACTTTGCTGCGGTAGAGGCCGTCAAGGCACAAGTACAGGCTTACAGGGATATGTTCACCATGATTGACGAACATGCAAATCCTAGCTGACCTGCTTGGGGTGGTCGTCATCATTGTGCTCTCAGGGTGCCTGTACGGGCTCCTACGCTTCTGTCACTTCGTCTATTGGATTGTGTGGGCAAGCCCCCACGACCCCAACTACAAGGAGCTACAGCACTCCAAGCGCAATCATGGACACGGTACCTACTGTCCGCCCAACTTCAATGGTCCCCAAGTCCAATTCGGTTCGTCTATGGACGAGCCCGATGAGTGGTACTAGGCCAATACTTCTTCCCCTTCGGCATCCATGTCGAAAGAGGTTTCCGAAAGCTCTGGCATCATCTGACCGAGGAACAATTGTAGGCGCACCCTGTCTATCTCGCATAGCTGGGTCTGTAGAAATTCCAGTAGCTTGTTTTGTAGCTCAGACACCTGCTGTATGTGCAGGAACACATCCTGCTTGACCCCCAACAGGCCGAACAATTTGGTGCGCTGATCCATAGCCTTTAGCACCACGTTGTGCAAAGTAGCGGCACTTTGGGCATTCAGGGTTACATAGCAGCCACATTCTAGGCCACACTCCTGACAACAGTGGGGCTCTGCTTCCTGCAATCTTGCCCAAGCATCTGCCCGCACAAGATCGAGTTCCTCAAGGCTTCTTAAAGTGTTACCGAGGACATCCATCAACACGCCGGGATTGTTCTCCTTGACCAACAGGAGATGTTCCTCGTACTTATGCCGATACGTCGTTATAGTGTCGGGATGAACCTTCAGGTTCCTAGCCACCTGGGCATTGGTCATGCCCTGCTTAAAGTACGTAAAGGCGTGATCTAAGCGAACCTTGCGGGTCATGGTGCTGGCGGTCTTACCTTTTGGCATGACCCCATAGTACGCTAACTCAGGCAAGGTGGCCCAATACCCGAACTTAGAGCCCCCTAGATGGGCTTCTACCTGCGGTTTTACAGTTCGGTATCCGAAGTCAACTACGGTGGAGACTTCGGCGTATCCTGGTACCTATCCCCAGTACGGGGGATTTCGTATGGGCCGCACACTCATTGGATGCGTTGTAGCGGCTCAGGACCGTCTCGCACTCATCGTGGCTACATAGGCGCCCCTCTTGAAAGTGCTTGGACGGGCGCACGTTGGCGGCTGTTGCTGTCACCGCTGTCTGATGGGGTTCAATCATGTCTTCAACTGTACTCATAGGCCCGTCAACCTTCGGAAAACGGCAGAAGTGGGCATGCCGCCAGCGGACAGTCCAGCGGCACGACCCACAGCCAGGGAGCCACCACCCCGGCTGTCCGAATGATACCAAGTTGTCCACAAGCTGTGGATAACTCTGCCCGATCTGTGGATAACTTGTATTGCAATTTGGGTTCGGTTTACTGTACGGTGTTTGTATGCGTCTTTGTGAAAATTGTGGCCAGAAGTTGACCAAGAGACAAAAGAGATTCTGTAGCTATACCTGTTTGTGGGCAATCTGCCGAGTTGATCGTACCGAGCCGCTAGATAGTCGATTTTGGCGGCATGTAGACAAGCACGGGCCGTTGGCCATAAGTCATACTACCGGTAGAAAAATAGGGCGATGTTGGGAATGGACTGCTTATCTAAATCCACAGGGATACGGAAATGTCGGACTAGACGAGAAGGCTCCTTCAGGGAAACCTAAAACCTCCTTATCTCATCGAGCAGCATGGTTTCTAGCCGAAGGCAGATGGCCTACGTATCATTTAGAACATCTGTGCGACAACCCATCATGTGTGCGCCGTTCCCATCTTGAGGACGTACCACAAGCTACAAATAACCGGCGTAGCCCTAGACCTAAACTTCAGCAGTGTAAGTATGGCCACAAACTAAGTGGTGACAACCTCTACACGACCACTCGCGTTGTAGCACAGGACGGGAGACGAATTGAAGTCCGTAACTGTAAAAAGTGCGCTCTACGACGATCCGCTGAGCGACGAGCAAGAAATCTTGCATAAGTTTCAGAAATCTATTGACTTCCTAGAGTTTGGTGGTAAGCTTCGAGTATGCGTATGTATGGCATCGAAATTGAGTTCCTCTACGAAGGACTGCGGGACAACAACAGGGTTATGCCCGAGTTGTTGAACCAAGGGCTTAGGGCCGTCGATCGTCGTAATACCCATCTCGGCTTCTCTGCTAGCGAGTGGGTGCTCAAGCGGGACGGCTCTGTAGCCGGGGGCGGGGAGCTTGTATCTCCTCATCTCGATTGGGACAACCCCGAAGATCATGCCCAGATAGAGAAGGCTATGGCTGCTCTGATCGCTGCCGGTGCCAATACCGATAAGGCAGCCGGTATCCACGTGCATGTCGAGTGCCGTAACTTTACTCCTAAGCAGGTAGCGGCAGTCATGCGGTTCACCTATAAGTTTGAGGATGCCATCTATCGCATAGCATCTAGTGGCTGGGATGCCCACAGGGGACTCAGCTACTGTAACCCGATGGCACTAGCATATGACCGCTATGGCTCTCATGATGGTCGTGAGACACGCTTCGCCAACACGCTCATGAAGATACGTAATGCTGACCAACTTCGCACGTTCTACGGGCGCATGGACCGTTACGCTGCCGTTAACGTACATGCCTGGTACCGTCATGGGACTATGGAGTTCAGGGTCTTTAACTCTACGCTTAACGCTAAGAGGGCTCTTGCCTATGCTGCTCTGTGCGTGACCATCGTGGACGATGCCCGTAAGGGGTACAGCCGCTCAACAGCCAAGCACTATCCTTTAGGACACATGGCCGCTGCTGCTAACCCTGAGACGGCTTCCAAGGCCCTGTTTCTGAGGCTTCAGCAGGTACTGAGGTACGAGAGCGGCATGTCTGCCACAGACTGGAAGCGCATACTATGGGTATGGAACGACAGTAAAAATCAGACCACAGAAACTATCTCACGAAGCAGGTATGCATAATGTGCCGCCTATGGGGTATCTCATATAGCGATACAAGATCCGAAAAACTGTCAACGGCTCAGATAGCCAGGATCATGTTCCCTATCCTTACTCCTGGGGGACCACACGCATTTGGCTGGGCACAGAATACCGACTCAGTACCTGACCATCTGATCGTCCGTAAGTACGAGGGTAAGGCAGATACTCCCGAAGCCCTGTTCAAGATCAACAGCATCCGTAATCAGTGTAAATGGTTCATTGGGCATACCCGCTTCGCTACCCACGGTAGCCCTACGATCATGCTCAACAACCACCCTGTTAAGCACGACAACATCATCGGGGTACACAACGGAGTACTTACCAACCACGCCGACATCCTCTCTGTGACGGGCCGTGACAATCCCCTGACCGAAGTGGACAGTGAAGCTATCTTTGCTGCTGTCAACCGTTGGGGACACAAGAAGGGTCTAGCCAAGATCCACGGCTCTATGGTTACCGTATACGCTGACTTCCGTAGGTTGGACACCGTTATGATCGGGCGCAGCTATGGACGTAGCCTGCGATTGGGTTGGACTGATAGAGATAATCTTATCTGGGCCAGTGACCAGCGGGCTCTGGATGCACTTAGCAACGCCGGTATCGTGTTCACCAAGTTCTCTGGAGTCTCCGAGAATCGTTTGCTGACCATCTGTAACGGAGATATCATAGGACGCACCTTCTTTCGCGAGCCTCTTCCTATGCCTACGTTGGCTCCCTGGCACCCCTTGGTTGATCTACGCCCGCTGGCTCCTACTGGTACACGCAAGGCGCTTAAGCAAGCGCAGAAGCGGTCCAGGGCCAAACTGGATGCTGAGGCCGCTGCAAACCTTCGGTACCGCTTGAACAACAACGGCCCCATGTCCACAAGGGAGCGTTGGGAGTACCATCCTCTGAGGCGGGCCATCATGGATTTCCTAAACCCGCCACAGGGAGATCCATTTCTGGAGCAGATAGCTGAGTATCTGGTAACCAATGGGTTTCTCACCATGCCACAGATAGCTAGGGTGCTAGATGCTATGGGCCGATTATCTTCTCCAAGGGCACACCCTAAGACGCACATCACTAAACCTGCTAAAGCTACTAACAATGTCAGGCCCGAGATAATCGGCACCGATCAGGTTAGCTACCAAGGCAAAGTTATGAGTGTGGACGACTACCTTGTTATCTGTAAGCAGGCTGACTTGGAGTGGGAAGCTGACGACAAGGAAACTTCCGAAGATGTCAATAAACCTGTTGACAATAAGTTATGAAAGATGTACGATCAGGGTATGGAAAAGATACTAGCAGCTTCGGTAGCAGCAGCAACGGCCCTGTGTGGGATAGATGCTCTCTACAACACTGATCCCACAACCACCGACCTTCACAAAGCACTTCGTATTATGACTACACAGGTCAAGGGACGTATCGACCACAATCGCTACGGTACAAAATTGGCTTCTCTGCCAACCAAGTCCACCGAGGTAATAAAGGAGATGTGGGCAGCATGAGGCTTCACCTTAGGTACAAGCATTTCAAGCCCGATGCAGTAGCAGCTACTGAGGCGCTGTTTGCTCAGAAGCTGTGGCGGCTCAACGGGTCTGCTACTGCTGAGGATGAGCAGAGCACAGCTATGCAGCAATGGGCCGACAAGATGTGTACCATTTACGGAGTCCCACATCTGCATGTGGCTGTGGATGCCAAGCAAGGTTACCGATACGGTAACTACACCCCACCGGCCTATGTGATGGAAGAGGATGAGACTCCCCACGGTATGCAGGAGGGCAGTATCATTCTGGGCCAATTCAGCTTGACCAACCTGCTGTGGCACTTTGCCACTCATCTACAGGTTGCGGGGCTCCTGCGAAATAACGGGTTCTATAGCTCGTTTAGCTGGGCAACCAGCATGTTCTACACAGTAAGGCCGGTTATGTTCAGGGCCAGGGTGCGTGAGGGCCGTATCGCTGGAGTTACTCCTCGTGATACCTATTCCTCTGAGACGTTCGCTCAGATGCTTGACGCCGGTATCGACCCTGATGCAAAGGGGGCTCTGGATGAGCTACGTGGCGCTGAGAACGAAGCTATCTCCTTGGACGATCCCCCCGCTACCGAGGCCGAGATACTGGCGGAAACCGAAAGTGTTACCGCCCCTCGCACAAACACTAGGGCCGACTTCGATGGTCAGGCTTATGGACGACCCTTAACTGCTCTAACCACCCGTGAGCTTAGGCGTTATGCTACTGAGCGAGGTATCACAGGGTCATGGGGGCTTACTAAGCCCCAACTGCTAGAGGCCCTTGGAGTTACCAATGCCTGAGCAAGCCGTATTTGTCTACGGCACTCTTAGAGTTGGTTGGTGGAACCACAGGGCCATAGAGGATGCAGTAGTTTCGGTTATCTCTGATTGTACGGCTCCTGGCTTCATCTGGAGAGTATCTGACTACTCTGAAGCCTACCCTGTTGCCAAGTTCACAGAATGGGGTGGCAAAGAACTGCAAAATAGTGCCCGTATCACAGGGGATCTCCTATATATCCGCACAGATACCCAGGACTATGAGTACATGCGACAGATGGAGTTGGGAGCGGGCTACAAAGAGGTAACTGTACCGGTGCTCACTCCCGCTGGCGATACGGTCTATGCCATCGCCTACCACTACATGCACTCAGTACGGAAGGAACTTCTCATAAAAAGTGGAGATTGGGCCGCACAAGCAGAGAAAATCAGGTATACTTAGACTATGCCCCGCCAACCAAGAGTCCTTCACCCTGAGCGCAACACTAGGGTATCTTCATATCAGGCCCGCATTGAGCGTACCCTGACAGACATCTACACTGAAGTTCCTGCATGGGAGCGGGGATCTGGGGACTGGACATTGGTGGCTGTTGGGCATACCCACGGTCATGCTACCTGCGAGTTGTGCGGGCACAATCCTATCCGCCGTCTGTTCTGGATCAAGCAAAACAGCACAGGGCGTGAGCTTATGGTGGGCTCTGAGTGTGCTGTCAACTACGCTAACGCCGATCTAGTGCGTGGGTACATGAGCCGTTTGCAGTCAGAGCAGAATCGTAACCGCACCAGGGCTCTACGTGAAGCTGCTTATGCTGAGCGTAATGCTCGTAACGAGGCTATTGCTGCCGAACGTAGAGCTATCTGGGCCAACAACATTGACCGTGAAGCCATCACAGAGTTCATCAACACCGACTTACCTGCAACAAACCGTAGTTCTGGATTTATCCAATCTCTTAGAAACTGGCTAACTCATGCCGGTTATCTCACAGAGGCCCAAGTCACTAGTGCCCTGCGGATTATGAGAGAGACTCCTGCTTTGCCTGTACAGACCCCACTACCAGATCCCGAACTAGAACGGTTGCTTACTGAGGAAGAAGAGTACGAGCGCCGAATTCGTGCGGTCGAAACCATACCGGCAGTTACTACCCCGCCCGTTATCCGAAACTGTGAGGCCGCTGACCTTCCCAACATCGCTGATGCAGAATATCTGGTAGCAGACAGCCACAACCAGATCAGTTACCAGATCCACACGGTACAAAGAGGGCGTCTTGAGGGCAAGCGCATCATCAAGGTCAAGGTAAACGGCACCTACAAGGGGTTTGCCTTTCTGACTACCGCTCCAGGGCTACTTACATGGCGCTCTGCCCAAGAGTGGATCACAACCGATCAGAAGCGGTTCGCCCGTGCGATGGTTCAAATCGTTGCCGCTAACAGTACCGGGATTTCTCAAATTGTCCGCACCGGCATCTACAACGAAGTTACCTACACTGTGACCCGTTCCAATGTGGTTCCTAGTGCTGCTGCAAGAGCCGCTGCCGTTCTAGAAGCGGCCGAGGATGCTCGCTACGTTGCCAACCGTAATGCCCGCCTACATCGGGAAGAAGCCGCTAGAGCTATCCCTGAGCCTGTACAGCATGTGGGATATGTCAGGCGTACACCATTGGCCATGTCCTCTATTACCCCCACGGAGATACGATGAGCAGGCCCATCTGTTCAGGCAGCTATAGCAGAGTTATACGAGTCTCAAGGGACGACCCCATGAAAGCCATCTGCCCTGTGTGCCATAGGATCAAACGTATAGTTCCCGATGGCATCCGCATGTCTGGTAGATACATCTTTGCCAGTCACTATCCGGTCAAACCATGAGAAAACCGAAACGTGACCCCAAGGTGTTCGTACTGGCCACAGGCTCTAGGGATTTTACTGACGATTATATCGTGGGTATCTTCATCCACGGTATGCGGCTCTACCACGGGCTAGGGCTTGAGTTGTACCACGGAGCCGCTAAAGGGGCCGATACAATGGCCGCTGAAGCTACCAAAGTTACTAACGGCTGGATCACAAACCCATTCCCCGCAGACTGGGCTAAAGATGGCAAGGCTGCTGGCCCTATCCGCAACAAGAGGATGCTAGAAGCCATGCTGAAGGCCGCTGACCATCCTGATGACATCTGCATGTGCATCGCTTTTAAGGACGATCTAGGGGCTCAGAGACACCCTGACGGACACACTAAGGGTGGTACTGAACACATGATCCGTCTGTGCCAAGAGGCAGATGTACCTGTGTACCACTTGGAATGCCTATAACTTATGATACACTGAGGACTGTGACAACCGAAAGAGATACCATGACGACCCCGACGATGATCTATGAGACACCAGATGGTGAGATATACGAGGCCGTCACTTACGATGGCATCGTGGAGCAAATGGCCCAAGGGAAGATGACTGAACCCCGATCTATGGCCAGTTACCGCAAGGCTACGGCTAAGCGCATCAAGCGACTGCTGGATCTGGACATAGACCCCACGAATTCCGAAACTTTCGTACTGGGCATGATAGCCGCAGACTTGCTAAGAAGAATATGATGGCTGAGCACAAGTGCGCTACAGATGGATGTGAAGATCCTGTAACTGTCATTGACCATGAGTATGAGGAATATTGGTGCCAAGAACACTGGGACGCCTTCAGTCCCGAGGAACAGGGTGTCAATTGGGATTTTATCTCCTAACAGGGTGATCTTGTATCGTATATGCTGTATACTATGAGTATGGGAACGAACTGATGGGGCTGAAGCTCACGCTGTCAAAGACTGGGGATGCCAGGCCAAAGCATCTGGTGGTCGTAGTACCTACCGCCGAGCACTACGAAGTCATGCGTTTGCTGGAGGCCGAAGTTACCGGGGGCAAGCGTATCGAGCGTAACTTCCTGCGCCAGACCAATCAAGTCCAGTTGAGATTCAATATCTCCTACCTTGAGAAGCTGATGCTGTGCGTACCCTTCGCTACTTTGAGCGAGGGCGTAGAGAAAATGTTGCTGAAAACCGAAAAAGCACGGCTGGCAGCTATGCCCGTACCAGAGTTGGACATCCCCGGCATGGTCAACCGTGAGCTATGGGACTTTCAAAAGATCATGGTACAAAAACTGGCAAACGAGGAAGTAGAGCTAAACAACGATGAAATGGGCTTGGGTAAAGGGGTTGTCTATGGTACCCCCTTACTTACTCCTAACGGGTGGCGTAAGATTGAGTATATCCACACCGGGGACAAGGTTATCGGTAGCGACGGTAAGCCTACTATCGTAGTTGGAGTCTATCCTCAGCCTGCACAACCGGTCTACCGGGTAACGTTCTCGGACGGTGCTTGGGTCCGCACCGATGCAGCCCATTTATGGCAAGTATCAGACGCTAATGGGCGCTCCTGCATCCTATCTACCGGCCAGATGCACCAAGCGGTAGACACCTACATCTATGGCAAAATGCCCAATGGCGGCTCCCGGACCTACCGTGCCAACGCCGGTATCCGACTAGCCAACGGTGATCGCAAATGGCGCGTCCCCCTGGTCGAGCCAGTCCACTTCAATCCAACAAATCTCCCTATAAAACCTTATGTGCTGGGCGTAATCTTGGGTGATGGCGCTATTTCCACCAAAGGTTACGTATCTGTGAGCAAACCTCTGGACACAACCGCTCTAATCCAGCTACTAGAGCAACAGGGAGCTAAAATTCCCGGAATCGGTAGCCAAGGGCAGTTTTCTATCTCAGAAGTTAGTACCGAGCTATGCGCAATGAGACTGAACGGCAAGCGGTCCTGGGAAAAGTTTGTACCCAGGGGATATCTACAAGGTATTCCTGCTGACCGCCTGGCGTTGCTTCAGGGCCTTATGGATACTGACGGTTACGCCATGCCCGATGGAGGCGCTGAGTTTTCGTCTACCTCCTACCGCTTGATTACCGCTGTAATTAGCTTAACCCAATCCCTAGGGGGCGTAGCCAAGTGTGACCGCAACGGCCGATACACTAAGTATCCATACAACGGAGAGATGAGAACGGGCCGCAAGTCGTGGCGGGTTAACATCAAGCTACCATCCCCCTACAACCCCTTCAGACTGCCCCGCAAGGCCACTCAGTATGTCGTGCCAACCAAGTACCAACCAACTCGATTGATCGACTCTATCGAGCCTGATGGGGTTGCAAAAACTATTTGCATCAAGGTAAGTGCTCCTGACGAACTTTATGTCACTCGCAACTACATCGTCACCCATAATACTACCGCTATCTTGGCTACCCTGTCTCTGAAGCAGTGGTTCCCCTGCCTTGTGGTTGTTGGGTCTGTTGCAGGGAAATGGGTCTGGGAGCGTGAGGCTGCCTTAGCTTTCCCTGAGCTTACGGTACAGGTAGTGGACGGGACCAGTATCCAACGCCGCAAGCAGATCAAAAGTGGAGCCGACATTGTTATCGTCAATGCTCAGGCACTCAGAGTCAAACGTTGGATCGACAAGGATACCCACACGATCCAAGAAGAGGTTATGAACCCCGATCTTTTCAAGATCGACTGGGAGTGCCTGGTTGTGGACGAGTATCACAAGTTCAAGAACCCATCCGCTCAGCAAACCGTTGGCTTTCTGAAAATGGGCTGTGGGCACTTCATCGGAGCTTCAGGGCCTCAACCGCTTACAGCCAAGGTGCTAACTCCTAGCGGGTGGAAGTCAATGGGTGACATGACCCCTGGTACTGACATCATCGGTCAAGATGGGAAAACCTATCAGGTCACTGGATTCTTTCCCAAGGGCCAACAAGAGGTCTTTGAGGTTACCTCGTCGGATTATGGAGTTACGCACGCTACTGCCAATCACCTTTGGTCTGTAAACAGCCCTGGCAGGATGCAAAGCAAACTACCGTACCGCCTTATGACTACACAACAGATCATCGACCGAGGGCTTCAGGTATGTCATAACTGGATTCACTTCCTGCCTATCCCCCAACCCGTTGAGCTATCTGACAGCGGGTATCAACCTATTCCGCCCTACATTCTAGGGTTACTCTTAGGCGATGGAACATTCAGAAACGGTATAACAGCTATAGCCAACAATGACCAAGAAATTCTAGATTATGTCGCCAAACGACTTCCCAAATCAGTTCACTTGACCGACAAGGGGCACTCTAGTTGGAACATTTCTTTGCGCGACAATCAACTACGAGGGAAAACTAATCCAGTCACAAGGGGGGTTCGCAAACTTGGACTAGCTGAAGTAGAAGGACGGTACAAATTCATTCCTATCGCATACAAGACAGGTTCCATCGAAACTAGATTGGCAATCTTGCAAGGTTTGTTAGATGCTGATGGCCACATCACACATAAAAACGCCATTGAATTTACGTCTATCTCTAAACAACTCGCTGAGGATGTTGTGTTTTTAGCTCGTTCATTGGGCGGCACCGCTTCAATGTGTAAGTCAACTTACGAAGGCCAGTTTGGCAGAGAAAATAATCATCCTCGTTATAGAGTTGTGCTAGCAATCGCTCCTGGCCTAGTTCCATTTAAGTGTTCTAAGAAGGTAAACAGGTGGACTCCCCAACAACCTCGCACCCGCTCCTTGGTGAGAAAAATAAAGTCCATCACAAGTGTAGGAGTGCAAGATGTGGCTTGTATCTCTACCAACATCCCTGACCAACTTTACATAACTGACGATTTCATCGTCACGCACAACACCCCGATCATGAACCGGCCCGAAGAGGCTTGGAGCTTCATGCACAAGGTAGACCCTGAGCTATATCCCACTTACTACAACTTTGAGAGCAAGATAGCTGTTACCAACAAGGCTGGTCATATTGTAGGATACAACCCCTCTGAAATGCTTAAGCTGAAGAATTGGCTCAATACCCACTCGCTTAGACGGCGCAAGGAGCATGTACGGGATGATCTACCTGAAGTTATCCGCTCAGATCAACTTGTACCTCTTACCCCTGAACAGAGGCGGCTCTACAACCAGATCAAGAATGAGATGATCCTGGCTATGGACGATGGCGAGCTTAAGGACATAACCCAAGTACGGGTACAGATCATGAGGCTCAAGCAAGCTTGCTTCTCTCCCGAGTTGTACGGTGGTAGTCCCCATAGCGGCAAGATAGATCAGATCAAGCAGGACGTAGCTGACCTTGTGGCATCCGGCGAGAAGGCCATCATCTTCTCTGAGTGGGCACGGGCCGCACGTATCTTGGAGAGGGAGCTTGCCGAGTACAACCCCGCTTACGTGGACGGCAGCGTGCCTGGCAAGAACCGTCAGGCTCAGGTAGACCGCTTTAATTCAGATCCCGACTGCCACTTATACATAGGGACCATCAAGGCTAACCAGGAAGCTATAACGCTATCTGCGGCCACATACGTTCTCTTCGCAGACGAGGATTGGACTCCAGCGGCTAACGCTCAGGCTGAGGCCCGTAGCGCATCTGGCGGTATGCGAGGTATCAACGTGACGGGCTCTATCAACATTATCCGCTATCAGGCTGAAGATACCGTGGAACAGAGACTTAGCGAACGTCTGTACCGCAAGCAGAAGACATTTAACGCGATGGTAGAACGGGATGCAGGATCAAGTCTCAAGAAAATGAGCATTCGTAGACTTAGGGATCTACTTTAAATGTCAACTGAAACCACCCGACCATATTGGTACGAAGTAGCCGAGGGCGGTATTTACTGTCAATGGTGCAGAGCCAAAATGCTAGAGGAATGGAGCCCCCATGCCGTTGCCCAAAAGGGTGGTACCGAAGACGAGATGGCTCGACCTTCAGATTTCAGACCGCTAGGCCGTACACCTTGGGCCGGTAATTCAGTAGGCGAGCGGTACATGCAGTGTGACAATTGTAACGGACAGTGGGGACCAGATGCCTAAGATCACATACAAGTTAGAAAACTTCTCAAAGCTACCGGCGCCCGGTGGGATGAGGTAACGCAACTACTACAGGCCAGTTAACACCCGTCGTAGGCCACCCAAGGGGACCAACCAGACCGTGCGTAAGCGTTCAAGGCCACTCGCCATTGCTCTGCCACAGATGCCTGCCAGGCATTGCCGGTACCACCGTAAGCTCGCCAAGATGAGGGCAAAAACTGAAACAATCCACCGGCCATAGATGACCGATTGATAGCCCCCGGATTGCCCCCGCTCTCCCTAGAGATGATGCAGGCCCACTTGCCACCTACCCCGGCCACACCTGCCTTGACAGCAGCAACTACGTGTGTAGCCGCTCGTAGAGCCCGGTGGGGCACTGAGACTGCTATATGGCGGGGAACGACTGCTAGAACCTTTTTAGCAGGAGAGGGAGCCACAGTAGACGGGACAGTAGAGGCGATCAGGAGCCCAGGATGAGGAGGCTCAGACTTGACGATGGGCTCAGAAACCGAAACTATGGGAGCAACAGCGGTCGGCTTGGAGACAGGAGCGGCATCACTGACGACCCCCGCAAAAGTAGCAATAGCAATCAGGATGAACACAAGGGCGACGACAATTAGGAGTCTCTTGACCATGAGGGGGTTTTTTACCGATAGAGCCATATTAAGAGGTTCGATGTCCCCAAGAAGAACTTGAGAGAATTCTTCCCCACCTACTTGCATAACTTATGAAAGAGTGATACGATGAGTCCTATGGACAAGAACCTAACCAGTCCCCTTGGGGCTATCCGAGAGAACGCTGTACCATGCCGTGTCTGCTTGAAAACAACAACATGGAACTTCTCGGCGGTCTGTGACAACTGCTTGACAAAGGAATCTAAATGACCGTTAAACCCGCCAAGCTGTCAGATGCAAAACTGGCCGACTTGGGCCGAGAGCGTGAGCAGATCAAGAAGGACATGGGAGACATGGCTCTCAAGATGTCCACTATTGACGACAAGATCATCGCTGAGTTGGAAACCCGTGGCACAGATGTTATTGAAAACAGCGGCATCCGAGTTACCAGGGTCCAGCAGATGATAACCACTTACGATTGGCTTGGGCTCCGCAAGAAGTTGAAGCCTGCCATCCGCAAGTTGTGTGTCAAAGAGGTACTTGACACCAAGGGGCTTAGCGCATGTGTCCAGCAGGGACTCGTCCCTGTCGAGCTAGTAGCCCGTTACTCTGAGCAGAAGCCCAAGAAGGCTTATGTCTCAGTTACTGAGATCCCTAGTTGATCCTAAAGTTATGAAAGGCTATGACTATAAATGACCTTGCGAAAAATTGGGGCCAAAAACGTGGACGAGAAGCTGGTGTCTATGGGTGAAATAGCTAAGTACTGCAACGTATCATCTTGGACAGTCAACCAGTGGCGAGTTACCGGCAAGATCCCTGCCCCTGTGGTTGACGAGTACGGTAACAGGCTTTGGACGGTATCTCAGGCCCGACAGATCATGCAATGGTGGGCAACAAGAGCTACCCCGAGACATCTACTCCTACTAGGAAAGAAGAGAAAACCCGATGGACTTTAACGAGATACTGGCAAGTATAGACCCCACAGGTACGTGGGGAACAGACGGATTTGGCATAGATAGCTGCCTGGAGCATTGCGGGGAGCTAATTGAGCAGGACTGCCCCAAATGTTGTATCTGCGGGGCACCTAACCCACTCATGGCCGCAGGGCTCATCTGATGGACAATGACTCTGATTGGGCCACAGTAGAAATAGGGGATACCGTAACCCTAAAGCCCGCTGATTGGGCATCTAGGGAACAAGCACCTGTCATTAGCGGGGAAGTGCGAGGGGTAACCCGTCTGCTGGACAGCAACGATAACTTGCAGTATCAACTACTTATCAAGCAACCCAACGGTATACAAACTTACGGTACTCCCCTGTGGTCACTAACTGGAGCGGACAGAGACAGTGCTTAGCAAGAAACCGAAACTCCACTGGGTATCGTGGACATGGAACATCTATGTATTCAACAAGTGGATAGAAGCCAACCCTGCCAAAGAAGTTGCGGTACTGCCGTTATCACCCTTCACCGTCCCTCTTATTGGCCCAATCCTTAAACGGCTCAACTTGGGCAGCAACTATTCCATCCTGATCGTCCGAAGCAGAAAGCGTACCGATGCCTAGCTCAACCGAGAGACTGATAGCGGCCCTACATGCCGCTGCACAGGCCGATCCAGAGGATGCGATAATTAAGGTCAGTGAGTATGTGACCCTCAAAATTGGGATACCCAACACTTACTCGTCTGCTGAGATCAACTTTGGTCACAGTAGATCATGCCGTAACGATCCTGAGCAGATAGCCCTTACCAGTACCCTTGTGCATGACTTTAACGCCGATGTTGCCCAACGTCAGGCCGAGGAATACATAACTATACTACAGTCACTCATTGAGAGCGTTACGCCGTGAGTGATCCACGCTCAACAAAACTACAACACTTACAGGCCGTTGAGAGCAAGATAGTAGTTCTGGCCGAGAAGGTTGGGCAAGTATCCTGTGATCTTGAGGAACTGGCCCTGTATGTAGGCCAGATGATAGTCAGAGAGCGCGCTCAAACACCACCAGAAACCGAAAGTTTATATGTACAAGCAGGATGGTGGAGCCCATATGTCAGAGATGGCAGAGTTCACGATCATTCAAGCATCGTTAGCCGCACAACTTATCATCGTGATTGTAAGCCTGTGTATACGAAACAAGATAAGCCATGACCCGTACCGAGGCTATTGCTAAGGCCATCTATCATCTTGAGCGAGCAGAGACACTAGGTAAGGATTGGCGTCTATCAGAAATAAAGATAGCCAAGACATACCTAGACTTGGCAACCCTGCTGCCGCCAGACTGATGACCTTCCCTGTAGGTACCCCGATCGCGTTCTACCCTCGCAAGGGGTCTACCAGGCAGGGTGTAGTATGTTATGATTTCTCTCCACAACGCAATAAGACTCTGATACGCTTAGTTTCAGATCCACTAGATGTTTATGTCCGTACTGACCAACTCAAGAAAGTAGAAGCCACCGTGCCCACCGCTACCATCGAGGCGCCCGTTTCGGAAAATGGGGCCAAGCCCAAACGGACCAGGCGTACCGCTAAGCCTGATGTCATTGACCTGACCGACTCCGCTCCTGTCAAACGTGGACCGGGAAGGCCCAGGAAGGATGGCAGCGCCCCTCAGAAGGCCACTACAGCCCGTAAGCGGGTAGCCAAAGCTCCTGTTGCGGAAGCACCTGTTGTGGTCAAGCGAGGGCCAGGGCGTCCCAGAAAGGATGGTAGTCCCCCGGTACCTAGTGCTCCTAAGCGTGGAGACAAGGCTAAGGCCGCTCGTAAGGTCATAGAGGCCAAGGACAGGGCTATCGTCAAAGCTCGTGCAAAGGCTGCTGTCCCCAAGATCACAGTCAACGGAGATACCAGGGCTACTGACAACCCATTCAGGATTGGGTGTAACAGCTATATCTACACAGAGATGCTGAAGCAGGGTGGTAAGCGGTCGGCACTTATCCGTAGGATCAAGTCTAAGGTGCAACTACATCCCTGGACTAAATCAGAAGCCGACATAGATGTAGACTACGAGATAGACCAACGGCTCATCCTTGTTGCCAACAAGCTGTCTAACTTGGGATGGAAGGTTGAGAAGGGTGGCCGTGGCAGGGAAAGTACCATCAAGGTGTACCCGCCAAGTAGGAGAAAAGCATGACTTACGAGACTAGGTAACACGACTACTTATATATTGATAATGTGCAGGTTTAAGATGTGCAGTAGCAGTTAGTAACACCCGATACTGACCTGGGATGTGCCAGCTAGCCTTTTATGCTAGCGGCATCATCCAGAACCAACCCGCTGTCTAGTTGTCGGGGGGTTGGGGCTCATCGGTGGGTTCCGCAAATGGCCAGATAACGGAATCCGAGTACCTGCGTAACTCAAACCCACCAAGATAGAGCGGAGAGGGTCAGCCCCAGTAGATAGGAGGGTTGGCCCTCTCTTTACATCTATCTGAGGATAGATACGGCTTGCTTTCCGAAACCATGCTATGTATTCTGTTACCTATGGTAGCGATGGGGAGCACAGAAATGGACAAAACGACAATCCTAACCCAAGCAGTAGCTCAACTGCGAGCCGAGCTTGCTAAGACCATCTCTGAGCGGGATGCTGCCTTGCAAGAGGCTTATCTGGTCATGGCTGATAACGAGCGACTCAGGACTCATACGGCTGCTTGAAGTATCCTTGGGTGAAACCTACCTAAAGGATGTGTGATGTCTGACCTGCGTGTGAACATGAGTGAAGCCGATGTTGAGGGACCAGACCTTATCGACCAGCTAAACAAGGCCAACACCCACGTCAAGGCTCTACTGGCTAGCGGAGGGGCAACACAGTCCAGCAACATTCCCGCTCTGGGGGCACTTACTTCTGCGGCGCCAGCGGCTCTCACATCAGTTCAGAACGCCACCACAGCCGCTGTGGACCTGGCTACCTCCGAGGCCCTTGCAAACGCTCTCAAGGCCAACTACAACGCTCTCCAGACAGATGTAGTGGCTATCCGTACTGCTCAGGGGCTCATCCAAGCCGATGTGGCTGTCATCCGTACCAAGATCAACGCCATCCTGACTGCTCTAACAGGTACAGGCAAGCCCATCTCCAGCTAGTCGCACTTGCCAAGTTATGAAAACCCTGGTACATTGACTTTCAGCAGACCCGGCACCGGAACGGTTGCCTCCGATCAAGCCATATCCTTGTGATCCCTGGTACTTCGGACAACCGTTCCTAGAGTCTTAACTTCTAGCCAAGACCGGCAAGGGCGAAGAGGGGCATCCCGAGGAGTTGTCGATTCGGACAAATGCCATAGAACAGGCAACTGGGCTCTACCGTCCGATCGCACGGTAGGTAGAAGGCAAGAGGGGCCGCTTCCACCGAGCGGTCCCTCTTCTGCGTCCGGGGTTATGTCGCTCCGAAGGTAACCAAATGGCCGGTTTCCGAAAGAAGTACTGGTCAAACAACAAGTGCCCCCGATCCTTGCGGACACATGGGGGCACTTGGTAAATTCACTCCCACCACCACAGCCCACCACAGAGCGAGGAAGACAGGAGGTAGCCTTATAGTACCACGGTGACGTAGAGCGCAAGCAAGAAATTGCTTTTTCACGCTCCGCACCCGTCCCGCCACTGGCGATGACCTTGGTACAGCCTTGCCTCCGCTGAGACTTTCCAAAGTCTCCGAGGCAAGAGAAAACCCCCAAACATACCAAAGCCCCCGATCTCCAAGGATGGAGTGAGGGCCTTGGTACTTTGATTTTTCCACAACCAATAGGAGATTACCTGATGACAACCCACAAGTCAAGCAGCATCGTTCGGCGTAGCCGACCGGCGTTTACCACCATCCCAGTAAAACTATTTGAAGCCCTGGAGTGGGGAGACGTAAGTATTGCCGCTCCAACTCTTTATGCACTGTTGGGCACTTATGCCGACAACACAACTCACAATGCTTATCCAGGGCAAAAACGTCTAGCTGAACAGATGGGGCTAACTGATCGTCACATCCGACGCCTGCTCGCTGAACTGAAGAAGACAGGATGGCTCGAAGTTCGCCGCAGAAGAAACAAGACCAACATCTACACCTTGCGGGATAAGCCACGGAGACAGTCCGCCAATCCCCGTAACTAGCTAACATTCTGCGATAGTCCAGCATGAGTTTATCTCTACTGATATACCCGTGTTCACTTCTGGACCGGACATGGGTGTCCGGTCGGGATAGGACATGGGTGTCCGGTCCTGGACCGGACATGGGTGTCCGCCTAACTAGACTCAGAGTAAACCTAACTAGACTCAGGCAAGCAACTAGAGAAACTAAAGTCAAAACCCTAGGGGGAGACGTACTTGCAAAACTATACTATACATACTTGTTACCATGTGGGAATCCCTAGATACAAGATCTTGGGGTTTTGGGGTTGTTTCCCTCCTAGAAGGTGTTAATGACATCTATACCGAAATATATGTTTATGATTCTACATGAAGGCGGATGCTTGTGACATCGTATAATGCAGGGATGGCAAGAACAGACGTGTTGACCTTGATGGACATAACCTTCTCCCACTGGGATGACAACCCTTGGTTGAACAAGGCCGCTTGTAGAGATAAGCCCACCGACTTGTGGTTCCCCGAGAAAGGGGACATGGCCCGTGAGGCTTACGCTATCTGTAGGAGATGCCCTGTCAAGGACGAGTGCCTTGACCATGCCATGCGAATCCCCAAGTTGCGGGGGATCTGGGGCGGTACGACAGAGAAGGAAAGATCCCGCATGCGGGGGGCCAAAAGAAGATATGCCGAATCCCTCTGACCATGCCTGTGACTACCCAGACCTTGAGTACCTGTCCAGACCCCGTACAGGCGTCTACAGGATCGTCTGTGGGGTCTGTGGGAGATACTGAAGCCTATCGCTATACCCCTCCAGGGATGCTCCTGACAAGATGGTGGGATTCTGGCGGTGCTCTGCCCCTATGCCCATGCCAGGCTTTGAGGGCCGTGCAAGGTTCTATCGGCTGGTAGACGATAACCAGCATGAGGAGAACGAGGCTGACATAGCCTTACGGGAACATAACCGTACTATGAGATTGGCCCGAGAAGCACAGCAACAAGAGAAAGACAACTGGATCGAGTTCCAAGAGTTTCGGAAAGCGGGTGGGTACAAGCGATGGGTTCCTACAAGCCCTGTCCCATCGAGGGATGCAAGTGGTGGGGCGTGAACCCTCGTATGCACTTCCAAGCATGTAGAGGGGACGGCAAACATACCGCAGAGTTACGGGACAAGTTGTATCCGCCTAAGTTCACATCCCATAGAAAGGTAGCAGGATGACTGCCAAGATAAAGGGTGTAGGCCCAAATGTGCCCACACATACGAACAAGTTAGGGGCCGGGCAATCTGATATCCCTTACCGTTTCGATCTAGTGGATGCCAAAGCCATGTTTGCCATGACAGAGGTACTAGCCCAAGGAGCAGCTAAATATGGCCAAAATAACTGGAGGGGCATACCGATAGAAGATCATCTGAACCATCTCGTCATGCACGCCTATGCTTATCTAGCGGGAGATAGGACAGACAACCATCTTAGTCATATTTGTTGCAGGGCTATATTTGCACAGGGTGTCGAAGCTCAAGGTGGCCCTACCTCTAGGTGACCACGTATCATAGAAGTACATCGCCCACCACAAGGACGCCATGAGCTTAGATGCCCAGATCATCTCCCTAGTAGTACGCAAACCCGAACGCCTGGTACTTTTACAGCAGCAGGGCGTTACCGCAGATGATCTACAACCCCCTTACGATCGTCTGTGGGGCTACATCCTCCGTATGAAGAGAGATCACGGCTCTGTACCCTCCAGGGCCATGATAGAGGCCCGCTACGACTCTGTTCACTGGCCCAGAGTGCTTGAGCGGGACATCCCCCTGATAGTCCACCATCTGAAAGAGCGTACCCGGTTCAATAAGTTTCTAAACCTCCTGGGTGAGAGTGCTCGCAATTGTGCGGAGCCAGAGGACATGGAGGACACCCTCCAGATGCTCATGGGGGAACTGAATCAGTTACAGATGTCCAATGGGCAGCCCAGTTTGGTCAACATCGCCAGTCCTGAGTATCGGGCGCACATAGTTTCGGAAATTACACATCGACGTATGGGTCGGGCACAGGGCTTACCTACCGGGTTGCCGACTCTTGATGCTGTAACTGGCGGGTTGCAACGTCAACGCATGGTTGTAGTCATTGGTAGAACGGGCACGGGGAAATCATGGGTTGACCTTCTCTTTGTGGCAGAGGCCATACGATCAGGGGCCAAGGTCATCTTGTATCCCCTTGAGATGTCCCTGGACGAGACAGCCATGCGGCTCTACACCATCTTCTCTCAACGACTGTTTGGCGGCTCTAGAGTGCTCAGGAACTTGGAACTTACCAAGGGCCATGTGTCCAAGCGCAAGTTTCTCCAATTGCTTGACGTGCTGGAGAACCAGTTTAACGGCCAACTGCTTATCTCAGATGTCGGGCGACTTAACACTCCCTATACTGTAGAGCGGATAGAGGCTGAAGTAGAGATACACCAGCCGGATATGTTTTGGGTTGACTATCTTACGCTGCTAAAGGCCCCCAACCCAGGAGGCGGTGCAGATGACTACAATACCGTAAGAGCATTGTCTTCAGGGATCAAAGGGATTGCGACCCGTCATAACTGTTTTGCAGGACCAACACGGTTCCTTACGGCTGATGGAACCAAAAATCTTAGAGAGATGACTAATAGCTCCGTCAAGGTCTTGGGAGCTACCGGAAGTTGGGTAGACGCCACTGTTGAATCTTTCGGCACTCAAAGGCTGTGGGAAGTAGTGGTCAGGCGCAAAGATCACCGGATGAAGTTCCTAACTACCAAGGAACATCGTTGGTTCATCGTTCGACGGTCTAAGGGAGGTTATGCCAAGGTAGAAGTCACTACTGACCAGCTTGAGCCAGGGAATAAGCTGTCCAACAACTCAGTTAAGAGCAAGGGGTATGACTTATCTTCGTGGGGCGTATCTCGCGGGATAACTTATGGAGATGGATGTGTACCAAAAGGAAAAAGGTCTGCCCATACCGTATTATGTGGTGACAAGGATGCTCAACTACTCAAATGGTTCCCGCTATCTCCAACCAGGCAACTAATTACAGGGCTAGAAGTTGGTTGCCTACCTCGTTACTTCAAGCACCTTCCGTCACTATCAGAAAGTACCTCGTATCTTTACGGATGGCTAGCTGGTTACTTCGCCGCTGATGGCACAGTCGGCAAGGATGGCACATGCCGTATTGGTTCTGTCGATAAAAAGGATATCCAGCACGTCAAAGACGTTTGTAGCTTGCTGGGCATAGAGGCTGGGCCAATAGGCGAGATAGTTAATACTTCTCAGTGGGCCGCTTCTCATGTAATGTACACAACGCACCTTGCTCTACGGTCCTTGAGGCGTGACTTCTTCCTGATAGATGAACACCTACGCAGATGGGAAGAAGCAATGGCTCGTCCCGGTAAAATCTCGCAACACTGGTCTGTCGATAGTGTTCGTTCAACCAATAGATATGAAGAAGTGTTCTGTGCTGTAGTGCCCAACGGGCAGGCATTTACCTTGGACGGAAACATCCTTACTGGTAACTGTGTGGGTGGGTGCTCTGCTCAAGTCAACAGGGAGGCTCTACGGGTACGCTCGTTCCTTCCCCGCTTAGAGCACATAGCCTATGGAGACTGTGTTCGAGGCGATCAGATCATCCAAACTGCTGATGGCATGGTAAGGCTACAAGATGCTGTAGGCGTACCTATGAAGATTTTTGACGGAACAGGATGGGAAGAAGGCATAATTACTTATGCCGGTATGAAACAAGAGTGGGAGATACTTTTTGAAGATGGCTCTCGACTAATAGGTAGTAAAGATCACAAGTTATGGGCACAAACAGGTAGTGAAAACTTTGAATGGAGTAAGTTCACAGACTTACAACCTGGAGACTATGGGTTGGTAGGCGGGGAGTTTGAATACGGAATAGATACTGTTCCTTATCTCACTCAATATACACCTAAGGGATTAGGAAACAAAGATAATCGAGGCAACTTTGTACGGACACGACTTGTGAACTGTCTAACTGTGCCATTGGCTGAGGTTATGGGCTTGTTGGTAGGCGACGGCGCTTTGAAACAAAACAATACTTGGAATCTGGCTTTGGATCTCAAAGATCAAGACGTGGCTGACTACTTCTGCCAATCTATCTATAATATATTCGGGTATTTACCTAAACTTCGCCCATCTTACAGTAGCGCCAAGTGTCAATATGCTCATGTTAACGCCAAAGGCATCATTCATCAGATGGTGCAGATGGGTATGCAAAGAGTTTATTCTTGTCAACGATATATTCCTCATACTATTTTACGCTCTACTCCAGAGATGCGATCTGCATTTTTGCGGGGTCTGTTTGAAGCAGATGGATCTTTCAACGACAAGTGCATTGATTTGGCTACTACATCTGGACAACTGGCTCAAGAAGTGCAACTGGTATTAAGAACGCTTGGAATTGACAGTACCGCTAGTTGTAAAGAACGACGTTGGGGTATGCCTCAGTCTGATGGATACCGACGTTCAGATATATGGCGAGTGCGTATTCGTAAAGAGATGTGGCCGTTTTTTGAGAATGAAATAGGATTTATCTCTCAGCGTAAGAAAACCCTGTTGGTTCAACGCACCGAGTTTGGCAAACGGCCGCACACTTATTCCAAGCCATTTACACGGGGGCTGGAACCGATGCGTATAGTTTCTGTAACATCTACTGGCAACATGGCCCCAATGTACGATGTAGTAAAGGCAGCAGCGGGTAGTCATAAGTTTTCACTAAACGGCTTTGTTGTTCATAACAGCATCGGTCAGGATGCTGACCAAGTTATCCCGATTAATCGCAGAGGAGATAAACTATACTATGCTTTAGTCAAAAATAGGGGTGGCCCAGAAATAGGTAAAGTTACTTGTGACTTTCTGGTCAACTCAGGTATAATTAGAGAGATAGCGGAACAGGAGGACACGGAAGATGACAACTAAGGTAGATGTTGTATACGATAACAAAACGGAGTTGTGGAGATACGTGTGCAAAGCTCCCAACTGTAGGGCTACAGCTATCTACGAGACAAGGGAGCAGGCCAGACACTTTGCGCTGGCCCACGCCAGCATCAAGTGTGCTGAACATGTGTAATACGGTCGGGCCGAGGAGGCGACAATGGCTGAGGTCACGGTCAACCTTGACGATCTGAAAACCGTCATGCAGTGGGCCGAGCCACGGATCATCGAAGAGCGGGGACGGGGGTTCCCACCCGTTCGGGTCATGGAGGCCATCGACCGAATGGCCGCTCAGATCACCGACGAGTGGGCGACACAGTTGGGCCGTTCCGATGGCTAACGGCCGACCGCCCTATCCACCCGAAGACCGGGCACGGCAGATGGCCGACGACATCTCGGCATTCTTGGAGATGTACCCGCTCATGTGGGTTACCACGGCGGACAAGCTGAGGGATGGCGCTGAGTCGCTGCGCTGGCAGATCAAGCATGGTTACGTGCGCTCACAGTCAGGCCGGGCTGATGCGTAAGTTAGCGCAAGAGTGGGTCGTTCCTTATGTAGATGAGAACAAGCCTCGAACCTGTGCCATCCATCAGGGGCCGTCAATAGTGGGTATCGTAGTCCATACCAGACTGGGGACCAGCACCCGATCCAAGAGCCATTTTGTCTGCCTGAGTTGTATCTGTGCATCTATGAACGACCCTAAACTATGACCAATATACGGCCTAAACCTAAAACTGCTGCTGAACTTGGGATCGGAGATGTACGTCAAGTCATAGACGAAGTATACATATTGGACTACGAGATAAGAAGTGGTGAAGCCCACTTTATCTGTCCCTCACATGATGACAAGAAGCCATCTGCCCACGTCAACCTTGTAACTGGATATTGGAATTGCTGGAGTTGTCAGGGTGGAGGAGATATCATATCTCTGGGATGTGCGATCCTCAAGAAGAAGCGGCTTGCTGTAGAGGCCGCTCTGATCCCCCGAGAGCCTGATGCGATACGTGCGGCCATAGTTAGGACCGTAGAGGCTCGTAGGGCCGTACAGACACCCGACAAAGATACCCAGACCAAAGATAGGGTCGCAGACCCCGACGAATACGATGTACGCCCTATGGATTATATGTACAATAGGGGATTTACCCAAGATACCCTGGATAAGTACGGGGTTAGGTATGTACACAGAACGTCAGTTAAGACACGTTCCAACAAGGACATGACTATTTATCACTCAGTAGCCGTTCCTATCTATGATGAGAGCGGCGCTAAGTTGCTTAGCTGGTGCTACAGGAGCACACCGGATAGCGCAGAGCATCAGCCTAGATACTTCTACTTGGCGGGAACCAGTACCGCTGATCTGCTGTTTGGACACCATTTGACCCACGATAGTCACACGGTGGTAGTTACAGAGGGGCCACTTGACTCCATGTTCGTATCTCAGGCTGGGCACCCTGCTGTAGCCCTGTTTGGAGCCTCAAACAATCGTTCCCTGGTCAAAATCGGCAAGCTGGCAGAGTTTCGGAAAGTGGTTATCTTCGGGGATCGCAACGAAGCTGGGATAAATTTCAGTATCTCTACCGGAAAGTTGCTATCTGACCAGACATCTGTTAGTGTTGCTAGATACAGGCGGACCTGGGTAGGCAACGATCCCAACACGCTGACAGAAGATCAAGTCAGATACGCAGTAGAACATGCGATCCCTTACAGAGCTTGGATGATGGAGTCCGAGCACTGATACCACCACAAGGAACAGCCACCACATGCACCCATCAATCTTCCTTGAAGTGCAGGCCGTCTACCAACGCAAGATACATACGGCAGCCTCAAGGGCATACAAACAGTTACCGGGCTTCGCCACAGAGGATGTGGAACAGGAGCTATTAGAAGTCCTATGGCACTGTGTAGCTGAATACGATCCCAACAACGGGGCCAAGTTCAATACCTATTTTTGGCAATGTGCCCGCAACAAGATAAGCGATCTGACTCGCAGGGCGACAACTATCATGCGCCAGTCCGAGAACTTCGTGACCCTGATAGCCTCTGAGGATCTGGACGAAGACACCTTTACCACGATCTGTGATAAATACCGCCAAGAGATAAGCGCCGAAGATTGGGCCGATCTCAGGGAAGGTGTGCGTATCGCTGTCAACTGGCTGAACGACGAGGCATGGGGTAAGTTGGTTGGGGACGAACAGACTTGGCAGGTTGGTTAACTTACGTATCATAGATACATGGCCGAAGATAAAGATAATAGGGCAGTTGTAGTGATGGAAGATGCTGACATGGCCGAGTTAGCCAGTCTGGATGTTCACAGGGCGCAGAAGTTCCTGCAACTATTGACCACCCACCCGTTTATCTGTACGATCTTTGCCTCAGACGACAGAGACAAGATCGTTAAAATCTACACTAAGGGAAAATGATGCCAACTAAACCATTCAAGCTAAGTCCAAATGTCTTCAAAGGCGGTATCTCAGAAAAGAGACTAGGTGAGCGGGCCGCTAGGCAAGCAGCAGCGGCCGGGGGTGGGGACCAACTACGGTACAAAGTTGGAGATACCCGCTTGGTACAGTTCTTTGGGGAGCCCACCGATACCACTTACTTCCTTGAGTTTGCCCAGCACCAGTTCAAGGCAGGCAACACATGGAACTACATCCCCTGTGCGGGGGAAGATAGCCCTGACTGTGAACCCTGTCAGTCTGAGGACGACTCCAAGTCCAAGATCCATAACCGGCTTATATGCGTAGTATGGTCATTCAAGGATAGAGCCGTCAAGATACTGGAGGGGCCAAATGCCCTGTCTCAGAACATCTTCCACCAGTGGAAGCGGGCACCTGAGAGGTTCCTGAAGCGTACCTACGAGATAACCAAGCTGAACACACAGCCCGTAGGATACTCAGTGGACAGGGGCGAAGAACGGCCCATAGACCTATCCAATAAAGAGCCCCTGGATCTGAACAAGTATCTCGTAGATGCCATGCAGAAGTACTACGCCGGTATCTCGTCCAGGCCGTCTACCTTGGACGACGACGAGGATGAAGACATAGAGGACGAAGAGATGGAAGATAACGAGGAGGAGCCAGAAGAAGACGAGATGCTCGACAAAGATGCCTACTCCTGGTCAGACCTGAAGGAATATGCCAGGGAAGTTGGCGTGCGGTCAGATACTAAGAGCCGTAGCGAGTTGGTCAAACTTATCTTGCACAAAAGGGCTTGATAAGTTATAGATTGACTGGTACAATACACATGATCTACAAAAACCACAACAGGAGAACACAGTGAGCACAGTTACACTGACATTCAACGGTACTGCCGGTGAGATTGCCGACATCTTGGATAAGGTCCAAGGCACGACAGTCACCAAGGTCACCACAACCAAGACCAAGGCCCCCAAAGTTTCGGAAACCGAAGAGGTTGAAGATACCGAGGAGGACGAAGAGGTCGTCTGGACCGAGAGGAAGCTGGAGGGCAAGTCGTTTGGTGAACTCAAAACCATAGCCAAGGGTCTTGACATCGACATCGAGGGCAAACGCTCGGCAGGGCTCAAGAAGGCCATCCTTGAAGCCTCAAAGCCCGAGGAAGAGGACGAAGAGGAGGAAGAGGAGAGCGAGGACGACGATTGGGAGGAGGAGGAGGAGGAAGAGGAGGAAGAGGAGGAAGAGGAGCCTCCTGCCCGTAAGCGCCCAGCTAAGAGGGCCGTTGCTGCCAAGAAGGCGCCAGCAAGAAGGCGCAGGGCTTCATAGTCTCAGCAAGCCCTACAAGGGACTAGGGCGTTGCTGATAGAGAGGGTCGGACTTCCCGAGGGTCCGACCCTCTCTTCATGTCCCGTATCATAAGGGTCTATAAGGCCGTATAACAGAAGGGTTTGGAATGATACCCAGTGATGCCAAATGACGATGTTGCCCCGAGTGGAGTTGCATCTTCATTAGCTGCATACAGACTTCTCTCTGTTGGATGGGCTAGGAAAGATACCCGCTTATGTAGAGCGGGCCAAGAGGCTGAACATTGCCGCTCTTGCGATCACAGATCACGGGACGATGGGCGGGGTGTTTGAGCACTACCGCACCTGTAGAGATGCGGACATAGAGCCCATCATCGGGTTGGAAGCATACTTCGTACCTTCGGTTTCCGAAGCCCGTCAGTTCAAGAACGCCGAGCGGTTCCATGTGACCCTGCTTGCCAAGGGCGAGCAAGGATACCGAGTATTGAATGAGTTGAATACTGCCGCTCATAGCAACTTCTACTACAAGCCCTTAGTGGATCGTGCTCTGTTGGGGCAACTTGGAGAAGATGCTCAGCACCTTGTATGCCTGTCTGGTTGTACTGGTTCCAAGATAAGCCAACTGTGGATAGCACAAGATCCCACTTATGTTGACGAGATACAGTGGTGGCAATCTATTTTCCACCGGAACTTCTATCTTGAAGCCCAGTACCACAGCATAGATACCGACCAACTTGTCCTGGGTGGTATCTTGGAGACTCAGAGCCACACCAGGCTCAAGCATGTCTTTACCAACGATTGCCATTATGTCTCCAAACGAGATGGAGCCCCGCATGATGCGCTACTTGCCATCCAGACTGCTGCAAACATTGACGATCCCGACCGCTTTAGGTTTGACGGCAGCGGCTATCACCTGCGCAGTCGCCGTGAGCTATACAGAGTGGTTGTTGAAGCAGGCTACGACCCAAGATGGGTTAAGAACGGCATTGAGAATTCCCTTAGTATCGCCCGTAGTTGTCATACACGGATCGCAGAGTGGGAAACACGGACTTGGCACATACCGCAGTATCCCGGCGCTAAAGATCCTGAGCGATTGCTCGTCAAGCTCGTTCGCACCGCTTTGGACGAACGAGGACTCTCGCAAGACCTTAGATATGTTCGACGGGCCAAGCACGAAATAAGACAGATCAAAAAGGTTGGAATAGCTGACTTCCTACTTATCTGTAGGGAGCAGAATAGATGGTGTGCCACTCGCCCTAAGCCAATACGGGTGGGACCGGGCCGTGGCAGCGTGGCCGGTTCCCTCATAGGGTGGCTCATAGGGATGCACAAGATCGACCCTATCCGTCATAACACCCGCTTTGAGCGGTTCATAAATCCTGAGCGCCCCAAGATGCCTGATGTGGACACCGACTTCCAACCGTCCAGGCGTGATGAGGTTATCGAGCACCTGAAGCACCTGTACGGAGCCGACAACGTGATCCAGGTTGCGGCCTATCAGACGATGGGGGTAAAGGGCACTTTCCGAAAGTTAGCCAGGGCACACGGCATGGACTGGAATGAGATCAACCGTATCTCTACCAAGCTGAATCCAGGGGGTACAGACGAGGACACCGACGACATATCTGTGTTACCTGCTGAAGTTCGAGAGAACTACCCTGACATACATGCTCAGATCCAAGCCCTGATCGGTACCAAGTCTGCACTGTCCTCACACGCCGCTGGACTGCTCATCTTCGCCCCTGACGACCCTGTGAAGGATCTTGTGCCGCAGATGTGGCTGACGGGTCAGAAACGCCTTGTAGCGGCCTTCGATCTGAAGTCCACCGAAAAGATGGGCCTGATGAAGATGGATGAGTTGGTGCTCCGCACCCTGGACACCATTCAGGTCTGCGTAGACATGCTTTCGGAAAACGGGATCGAGATAGAGCCTGACGACTGGATACCGGACGAGGAGGATAGGGACTCCGATGTGTATGCGATGCTTGGCAGCGGGAGGACCGCTGGAGTTTTCCAAATGGAAGGTAATACCAACACTAGAGGCATCCAAGAAGTCGGTTGCCGCTACTTCGAGGACATCGTTGCCACAACTAGCCTCTACCGAGCCGGTCCCTTGGGTGCGGGTGCCGCGACTCGTTATCTCGCCAACAAACGATCCAAAAAGATCAGAGTTGCACATGAATCCCTTAGACCCATCCTGGCTAATTCATGGGGGGAGATGATCTATCAGGAACAGATGATGGATATATGCCATGACATAGCAGGATTCAACTGGACAGATACCGATGATGTCAAGGAAATAGTCCGATTTAAAGACCCGGCAAGGATGCACGCTTACCGGCAGAAGTTTGTGGACGGATGTAAAAATCACTCAGAGTTGGATGAGAATACGGCCTTGGAGATATGGGCCATGATAGAGAGCCAGTCCTCATATCTTTTCAATCGTAGTCATGCTATAGCTTACTCATACTTGAGCTATCAAACAGCACGGCTCAAGTATCTGTACCCGGTGGAGTACATGGCAGCGTACATGGCCACAGTAGATGCAGATACAGACGCCCACAAGGCCAACCGCAACAAGGTGCTCAGCGAGGCGCATGAGATGGGCGTACATATCCTAGCCCCTGACATAAATCAATCGGGAATCCACATGACCTGTTGTGCAGACGACCAGAGGATAGGGCTCGTTAGGGGGCCGTGGATGAGATTTGGGTTTGTAGACCTGAAGGGCATAGGAGAGTCCAAGGCAGCCAAGCTGGTAACTGCCAGGGACCAAGATCCTGTGGGCTTCTACGGGGTTCAGGACGTGGCTGAGGCCATAGACAAGCGCACTCTGGGCATCTTGGGAGACAGCGGGGCTCTGGCTTCTGTAGGCGGCCCCAAGGTCACCACACGCCAGATAGAGCAGTACATAGATTGGGATTTCTCAGATCGCATGGCCAAGTACCGACCCCAACTGCGCTCTCAGGTAAAGTTCCCCACCAAAGAAGGTCAGTGGGGGCAAGTGGCAGGGGAACTGATAGCCAGTGAATCACGTATGACCAAGAAGAACACGCACTTCAGAGTGTGGACTCTAAAGTGGTCACCTTCTGAAACTTTTAGAATCACGCTATGGGACAGCACATCAGGTATTTGGGACACGCCTATAGGCAGTATCCTGGCAGTAGAAGGCAAGTACAGCAGGGAGTTTGACAACATAGGAGTATCCGACCCAGATTATGTGACTGTGATAGCAAGGAGAAAGAGATGATGAAAAGAATTGTTGCCGTAGTAGCACTTGGGTTCCTAGCCGGATGCAGTCAGTCAGGTTACGGTAAGTCCCACGGTATCTACGATGCTTCTATTGGTCAACAAGATACTGGCCCAGCATTTGTCATCGACATGCCCAATGGGTACATGAACGTGGCCTTTAAGTGTCACGGCAAAGATGGTATCTATGCCCATACCCGTATTGCTGCCCCTGTCATCGTTCCCAATGACCCTAACTGTCACTAGCACAAGGAAAAAATGGACATCGAACTTCGCCATCCCGCCACTCAGCAAATCTTTCAGTTCTTCAACTACGACCATCTGCCAGCCAATCTTCAAGGCATATCCAAGCTGTGCTATGGGTTGGCTTATTCAATGGTCGAGCGACTGGATGATGGTCCCGAGTTGACGGCAGGACTTCGTAAACTATTAGAGGCTAAGGATGCGTTCGTCCGTGCTGCACTATGAGTAAGCTACTTACTGATACTGAGAAGGAAGCTCTAGCACTTAGCGGGCAACTAGCTGGTCTACTCCGTAAGATCATAGGGGATGGGCCGCAAGCGGCTAACGACTGGGCTGAAGCTGCCATCCACATTCATAACATCCAGCACACGATCATGTCTCAGGCAGCGGCCCGAGCCTACCCGCAAGAATTTCGGTTATTGGGACAGACCCTTGACAAGCGATCTAGCTAGGCTTCTACGAGGCAACCCCCGCATCCGCTTCGATGTGATTGTGGCTGACCCGCCTTATTCTTACTATGGACAGCAGGATAAATGGGGCGCTGCTTCAAAGTTTTACACAACCATGCCAGATAAAGACATATGCACCTACTCAGTTTCCGAAAGATTATCTGAGACAGGGATCGTGTTCTTATGGGCTACAAGCCCCCGATTGGACTTTGCTGTCAAAGTGCTCAGGGCATGGCGTTTGTACTACAGGGGAGTGGCTTTCGTATGGGTCAAGACCAAGCAGGACGGCACTCCTATAGGGGCTCAAGGAGTACGGCCATCTATCACTAAGCCCCTGTGCGAGTTTGTCATAGCAGGCTCACGGGTGAGTACAGGACGGCCCATGCCCCTGTCTGATGAGTCTATCTGTCAGACAGTGTTCGCACCCAGGCAAGAGCACTCACGCAAGCCTGAAGCGGTACAAGATAGAATAGAGCGCATGTACTCCAACACGCTTAAGCTAGAGTTATTTGCTCGTAGACACCGACCAGGATGGGTCTGTGAAGGAGATGAGTTGTGACCAGAGAGATAGACGGCAAGTTGTTTGTGCATAGGGAAGAACTTATCATCCCTGTATCAGACCGCATAGAGCAGCAGATCAAGGACGACAAGGATAAATTGGAGCCTTGTCTGAACATGGGCAAGATGTATGCGGGAGACTGTCCTGACTGTAAGCGTAGGGTTATCTATCACTGCCCTGAGTGCAAGCAGAAAGTCAGCGGGTGCTCTTGTTCACTTGGCCCTAAGTTGCAAGCAATCAAGGATGAACTTTCAGATCGGTTGTTCCGATGAGATTCTGCATGGATCACTGGAACATGCTAAAGAAGGCCATAGACAAGCGTGGACTATCCACTTTGGTAGCTGGAAGGTGGCGAAGAACTCGTCAAGAAGTTAAATTCCAGAGTTGTCGAGGGTACTACCATAGACAACTTTGAACCTCTCATGGACGCCCACAACGCCATCATAGCCAATGTTATGGATGTTGTAGGGATAGAAGCTGCGGCATCAAACCCAGATGGATCTGATCGCTGTCCTCTATGCTTCATCAACTGGGCTCACAAGAAATACTGTGTAAATTCTGCCTGCACAATGAAATCTGGATACAACCATTGGATCGACAGGGCCGCTGATGACCAACTTGAGATATGGAAGAGTCTCAAGATATGATCGCTCATCTTGGAACCGAGGATGCCAACGGTATTTTTTATGCGTTCCTTGGCGTGTGGATTATTGTACTTACCATCTGTATCACTGTCCTTGTAGCCAAGGGTAAGATCAAATTCCCTTGGTGGGACTAGCACGTATCATAAGGCTATGGCAAAGGTCACGTCGCTTACCCCCGCTACTCTGCGGTCACAGATCAATTCTCACTACAAGAAACAGGTGGTATACCAAGCCTCCGACAAGAGATTTGAGATAACTCGCATACCTACCGGCGTGCTATCTGTGGACTATGTGATGAACGGCGGGTTCCCAAGAGGTAGGCATATTGAGATATACGGGCAATTTAGTGCAGGTAAAACGGCTCTAAGTCTTCTACTATGCGCTATGGCGCAGCAACTAGGAGGTAGAGCCGGTTTCGTAGATGCTGAGAACACCTTTGATCCTGTGTTTGCCAAGCATCTAGGCGTAAATCTCAAGGAACTGGACTTAGAGCCACAGGAAGAGCACGGCCAGCAACTCATAGATACTATGGATGTGATGCTCCGTAGCGGGCTCTACGATGTGCTGGTGCTGGACTCCATCGCTGCCCTGCTACCCAAGGCGGAACGGGAAACCGAAAGTTCCCAAGCCTCTATGGGCACCTATCAGGCCCGTCTGATGAGCGCCGCTCTCAGAAAGTTGACCGCAGCCAACCGAAACACTGTCCTGGTCTACATCAATCAGATGCGAGAGTCGGTAGGTCAGATGTTTGGGCCTAAGATGACTACCAGTGGTGGCAGGGCTATGGGATTTTACGCTGGTACTCGTCTTGAATTGGTTATCGTTGAGAACTTGAAGGTCAACCAAAAAGTTATTGATCCCAAGACAGATAAGGAAGTTACTAAACCTGTCATTAAGGGTCATCGTGTATTGATGAAGGTCACCAAGGATAAAACCGGGGCTCAACCATTTGACGAGACTACCTTCGTGTTCGACTACACAACCAGCAAAATAGATCCCATCGAGGATCTTATCTATCTTGGTAGGCGCCTTGGATTCATCAGTATCTCAGGAGATACTTGGTGGATCATCGGGCATGAAGATGCCAAGCAACATGGCCGTACTAGATTTAAGTCCTATCTCAAACGCAACCCCGAGATAGCAGACGACCTAGAAGATGCCATCCGAAACTTTGAAGGAGAATAATGACCATCGAGTCACTGATAGAAGACATTAGAACTGCCGGGGGAATACATGCAGGAGTAAAGTACGACTCATCCTTACGCACCTACAAAGCCACCTGTACCTACAAGAAGACTATGACAAGTGCAGAAGGCCGTGGGTCCAGTCCTGAAGTCGCTCTTACCAATCTGCTGCAAAGCGTAGAGATACTAAAGGCAAGAGATGAGTGATACGGGCGGGACTGTGGAGCAGCACGTTTTTGTCAATGACTTGCCCTACAACGACGGTCAAGAGAACCCGTTGGAGGCTCTTGGGGATGCTCTCGCCTTCGCTGCGGATGACTGGGCCGATACTCGGGCGAAGGCGTGGGTATGGGGCATTGTCCTCGGGTGGGACGACGAGGCAATGGCCGAACTGGTCGCCGACTTCCACTGGGATGACGCCACCGTCGCCCGCCTTCGACGCCTTCACGAAGGCTTCGATGCCCTGTCGGGCCAGCAAGATGGCTGAGGGCGGGACAGTGGAGCCAAACCCCGGCAGCGACGAGGCGAGGGCGTTGGGCTGTATCTGTGCCGTGCTCGACAACAACCACGGCAAATGGGCACCTTGGGGAGACAACGGCTGGTGGATTACCCAAGGCTGCCCCGTCCACGTACGGGAATGGCCGTCGTGACCGCCCTCGCCGACCTCCACGAGCAGTTCCGCTACGCCCCGGCGTGCGAGTGCGGGTGGGCGGGGCGCCGACGAGACGTTGAATCTGGCCCAGAGGTACGAGCCATTCGCCATCTATCGCAGGTCACAGTCGGGCCGGTCATGATAAGAGATATCGGGGATCAAATCATCGGAGCAGGAGGAATAGGGTACTTGCTTTTTCGGCTTGTCATTGGGGGATTCTTTGCTTGGTTCATTTTAACCGCCATAGATGTGCGATCAGGTCGGCATGACCGACCATGAGTGAGATACCAAGAGTATTGCCCGATCTCCCTCTGTGGCTCTCTAGCAAAGCTCGTAGACAGGCCCAGAATCGTCGCAGTGCCACACAGGAGCGTAAGCGTGCCATTGCGACAGGAGGGCGGGTACAACCCGGTAGCGGGTCGTCATGGCGGGCTAGGGGCGATGTGAAAACCGAAATTTACCTTGACCAGATGAAGTATACAGATGCAGACAGTTACCGCCTAACAGTGAAGGAATGGAGACAGTACCGCCATGACGCAAACAATCAAGGTAGAGTCCCAGGGTTCATCATCGAGTTTGCCAACCACGGTATCCGATTACGAGTTACAGAAGAGGGATAGAGAAGTCGCTCAGGCCATTATGTTTATGACATACCCACCTGTTGCTCCCGATGTGATAGAGCGGAGAGTTAACTTTACAGTAGAGATAGTCACTACTCGTAAGCCTGGTAGAGATAATGAGATAACAGACAAGGTACAAGCCTTACTATCTCTTAACTTCCCAGACGTGTATGTGCATCTGGTAATCACATGATGGCCGTTCTAGCCGCCTGTGTGGCGGGTGATTATGCAAATCGTACATGGGGAAAGGGTAAGTGGGTCTACTGTCAATGGTGTTCAACTAACGACTCGCTGCCGCAGGCTATCTTTCACTCCATCGGTTATCACTGATGCCGATAGTAAGTGGCTGCGTCAGTGGTGCTGCTAATGGCCCCGGTGGCAAGTATCTACCTTGTGACTGGGAGGGACCAGGCGGGCGGCGGTGTCTATTATTTCTGGGACATGATCTGATGAAGATAGGATGGCAAGGTCATGCCCCCGATAGCCCTGTGCCAACGGACAAACCCAAGAGGACAACAGACACTTACGGTTTGATAGTAGGTCACTGATGCCCACTTATCGTAAGGCTACAAATCAAGCCGGTATTGATTATCAAAAACCGTGGGCAGGTATAGTCCACTGGCAAAATGTCCGATATTTCTTAGGGAGCTACTGCACAGCCGAAGAAGCAGAGATAGGTGAGATAGATTTCAAGATAGGCATGCTGGAGGATCGCCAGAAGGAACTACGTATTATCCTCCGTGCCCGATCCAATGGGAAGTAATCATGTCCTGTATCAAAAGGGCAGGTGTTGGGTCTGCAAGATATGTAAGAACCCTTGGACAAACCTAACTACCAGGGACATAGACATGCTCACTAGAAAAGGCAAGTGCGTCGGACACCCTGAGCGTTGGCATAAGTGCAATCACACGCCCGGTAAATGGTGCCTTGGGATAGGCGAACTACATAAAAACTGCAACCCACTAGAAAGTTCCAAAAATGCCTAGCGATCAACAGATTCTGTCAAAACTGATACGCAACTCCAAGCGTAATACTGAGCCTCTAACTACGCTTATGGATGAATACTTTTTGAAACGGGATAGAAGCAAAAATAGGTGTACAAGTTTTGACCTACCCCTTACGGACAGACTCAGACCCAGTGGGCGTCTATCTCCTAGTTCGCTGTGTGGATGCCAGCGACAGGCTGTGTTCAAGTTCGTGGGCATGGATGGTCGTATGCAGACAGATCCCGATATGGAGTCTGTGTTTGACGACGGTAAATGGCGGCACATGAAGCTTGGGTGGATGTTTAAGGACATGGAAGCGGTACTGGGCCGAGACATCTTTCGTGTTATCTCAATAGAGGAAGGTGTTAAATTCCCTCCGCTATACATAGCAGGGTCATTGGACATTACTATCTGGATACGAGGAGTATTGTGGGTAGTGGACTTTAAGGGCATCAATAGTTGGGGATGGGAGTATGTGTTCAAAGAGCAGAAGCCAAAGGTTGAGCACATTCACCAACTTATAGCGTATTGCCGTATGCGTAAGATAAAGCGTGGCATGGTGCTCTATGAGAACAAGAATGATCAGAAACGTATTATCTATCCAGTTCGTTTTACCAAGTCTCTGTGGGCCGATGTAGAGGAATGGTGCCAAGAGGTACTAACTCACATGGAAACCGAAAGACTCCCCCCTATGCACGCTGATTGTAGGGATGGGCGCTATCTCTACAACCGCTGTCCTTTCGCTCATCATTGCTTCGGAGGCAAGACGACTGCTCAGTTAGAACGGGACACCTATATCGGCTTCCCTGGCTCAGAGGCTCTGTGGACAGAGGGCAACAAGTTAGCTCAAAAAAGTTCACAGGATGAGTTGCGTTAGGTAACAAAAGGGTGTATGAATATGAAACGGGCCACCACCACAACCCATGAGCGAGAACTCTATGAGCAAGTCTTTGCGCCTCTACTTGGCCTCTTTGCGCTGGTTGACGACGTTTACACGGAAGACGATGCACTCAGCCAGGCAAATGTCTACAAGACTGCCGGAAGAATTTACAGGGGGTGGAAGGACTGTCGGCAAGCACTAGACCCCACATTCAACGCCAGGATAGAGGGGCAGAGAGTCGGGAGATGGAATCCGACTGCTATGAAGAGGAAGCCCCTCTCCATAAGTGCTATGGGTTCCAAGACACCTTCTTCGGCCCTTATGTCGATGACAGAGAAGAACCACCTGATCAGCGCATTGCGAGGGAACTCTTCTGCATAACACTATGCAGTACCTGTCCATTGCGTATGTCGTGTCTTATCTACGCTATATCTAACAATGAGAAGTTCGGGGTATGGGGTGCGTGGACAAAACACCAGAGGAAAGTGTTCCGGCAATGGCTCAGAAATTGCGGCCACGAAGAAATACCAACGGGACTTGAGCTTGAGTGGGAAGTCCGCTTCTACGAGGGATTTATTGACAATGGGAGCGGATCTCTCGGTCAGTTCCTGCGGGATCGTTATTTGTCGCAACGGCTTGCCCATAGCGACGCGTCTAATTCGGACTACGACCAAGACTGGTTCGATTGAGGAACGTATACGTCTAATCTGTAAGGCCGTAGGATACGGTAACCGAAAGTATCGGCCCGATCTAATTGTATTGGAGGGACATGCTGGTCACGGGAACTTTCGGGCGTCTACAACTCTCCACGAGTTACATGGTGCGGTCAAGCAAGTCCTCTGGAAAGATCAGAGTCCGTTCGTCATCGTTCCGCCGCTTACCCTCAAAGCATTCGCGGGGCATGGGCACGCCACGAAAGATGAGATGATCGCTTGGGCCAAGGAGATATGGCCCAGTTGTCCTGACCAAGACGATATAGCAGATGCTTTCTGGTTGGCATATTATGGTTATGTCAAGTATGACGATATAGTGTCTCCTGCGTAAGATAAGAGCATGAGCCCCACTGATCTTGTACGTGTAGACCCCGATTGGAGTTGGATAGAAGGGAGAAGACCCAACAGCAGGGGTAGAGAGACATGGTGGCCCCTTTACTGTCACCGTAAGGATGATCTGATCCGAGCCCAAGAGGCTCTCAGACATATCCGTAATATGGTTTCTATGGGCAAGAAGGTACCGGACAACTTAGATGCCTTCTCAGAGTTCAGACTGATAGAGGCTGGCGAACCTAGCGACTCGTTGGATACACTAGAGGAGCTTAGGAGCACAGCCGGGGGCTTTGCTCTTACTAGAGCCCTTCGTAACTCTGACCCAAGATGCGGTGTTATACACCCTGTTACCGGGGCTATATGTACAAAGCCACCGCTACACAAGGGGAAGCACAAGAGCAGCTAACTAGCAGACGCCCCCTTGCGGGGGCGCCTTGCTGTTATTCCCACTGACCACCTTGGCTTATCCCCACTTAACGCCCTTGTGTGTCATATCTACCTGCTCTCTGTTGGGGCGGAGATCAGACAGCGTGGGGGATCTCAGATGCTGCCTTGGCAGCCTTGAACACAGCCAGATCGGCATTGGCCTGAGCAAGTGCCGCCACCAATTCCTCCACGGTCAGACTTTCGGAAACCGCTGTAGAATCTACTGGTGCATCCGCACCCAAAGGGGTAGGAGCACTAAGGGTGTACTTCCCAGCAGTACCACCTATGCCACCAGGGGGGCTCCAAGGACTCTGTGGCTGTGCTGTAGGGGCATAGCTCTCAGCATGCCCAGGAACCAAGGGACCGGTCTGATAAACCGCTACGCCACCGGGAGCAACCGCATTGGGTTGAGCCGGTAGATTGGGATAGGCCGTAGGGGCGTATGACGCAACATTGCCAGGGGCATAAGTGCCCTGTAGCGGAGTGCTCCCACCTTGGGCTATCACATGACCAGGGTCGCCGCCTTGTCCGTAAGTCGTGGTACCGCCAGGGGCAAGCACACTGCCGCCAGTAGGATCGAACGGGGCCGGGTTAAGTACCGTTTTCCGAAGGATACCGTGACGGGTCACACGACTGATAGCAGGACCGATCAGGGCAGGAGTAGCTGCGCTGTCAGAGTTGTCGATAGCCTTCTTGAAGTCGTACACAGTAGACAGCAGTGACGTACCTGTGACACCCAGAAGTATTCGAGTGAAGATGTTCAGGGTATCGAGGGCATGTCCCCCGTAGGACACCTGATTGGCAAAGTCGGTAGCAGACAGCAGGAAGATAGAACCGACACCGATTCCCCATGCTGTGAACTGGGTAACTGCGGCATTACGGCTAGAGGCATCCCTGTAGTTGCTCAGGTACTTGAAGAAGTCCGTAAGTTTGAGGGTAAGTGTCCCAAGAAGCACCAGGGGAACTATCGGTATGTTGGTCATGCTCTGCCTTTCATTGAGGTTGTTGTCATTGTACTACCGTGCTCTCATCAAAATAAACAGACAGATGATGACGAGAATCAAGATGATGGTCCCGGTGCCTATAAACATAATCTTATCCTTCTAGTGAGTTGTAAAGTAGATACCCAAAGATACGGCAGCCGACATAAATACGCCTGCGGCAGTTAAACAGAGTCCTATAATGGTAACAACCACCGGAATGAGCCATTGCTTATCGTTTTTGATTTCAGTTTGTGAGGCTCGTTCACCAGCCTGTTGATACTGAACCCGGCGTAAGTCAGCAATATCTACTTTGAGAGGATCAACTGCTGCTGAAAGCGTATCCGCAGCTTGTGTCCTAGCCGCCTCTAGAGTAGTTCTAACAGCATCGGCAGCAGCAGCAACCTGACCTGCCAATGTGCTTGCTCGTTGGTCGGCCTCGGCAGTAGCCCGAGCCACGTTACCTGTGTCAACTAAACGAATGGCATTTAGACGATCACTCTCGGCTGTGCGTAGCATGTTGTCATAATGCGCCCGTAAATCTGCGAACTTCTCTTGAAAGTGCTCAGTCTTTGTGGTGAGTTGATATCTGTATCCATCTGACATAGTACGAAGGTCATCTTGACGGTCAGCAGTTGAACGTACAAGTGCCAGGACGTTGACAGTAGGATCATCTTTTTCTGCTGCTTCTCTAGCTGCATTTGCAACTGTTGCAGCGGCAGCGGCGGCAGCCTGAGCCACAGCGGCGGCCGCACTGACCGCATTAGCGGCTATCTGAGCATCTTCAGACACGATTATAAGCCCTTCTCTTGTTAAGATTGTGTTTTGAAGTTACAACCATCTTTTTATTCATAATGTTGCGAAGATGTGCAACAGCTTTCTTGTGGATCTGGCACACACGACTTTCAGTTACACCCATCATGGTTCCTATCCGCGCCATAGTCATGTTCTCATAGGTGTACATCTGAATCACACTGGCCTCTTGGCCATGTAATTGAGATATAGCATCTACCATTGACTCATGTTCAGATGTGTTGGCAGCCACCATCGAAGGGTCAAGGTGCGAATCGACAAGTAACCCGCTCAAAGTAAGAATCCCATTTTCGTTGACACTTGTTTCAAGTGTGATCGGGACAGTGCTCGCGTCAGTAGACGCCAGTAGTTTTCTTGCCTCTGGCATAGTCATCCCCAGTTGCATGGCCATAGAGGCATCAGTCTGCGGCATATTGGCAGATGACAGATAATCTCTGGCTGCATTAACTCGCCGCATATCAGTAAACTGATTTCGGGGCAGCCACGATACCATTCGCATCTCGTCGTAGATAGAGCCTACGATCCTATTCAAAGCATAGACACCAAACGGCACGTCAGTTTGCACTGAGTCGTAGCGATCAATAGCCTGAAACAATCCAAAAGCGCCATATGAGATTAGATCATTCTCGGCATAGAACGTACTAGTGGTGTTGTTACCATTTAACTTGCCAGATACACGACGGGCAGCCGTTCGTATCAGTGGCATATAAAATACTGCCAACTTATTGCGATTGACTGTGTTTTTGTTACGACGGTATTTAGCCCAGAGTCCGTCAGCGATGGATGTGTCCTTGGCGGGGAACGCCATGTGTTGTGCTTCTCAATCCGCCCCACATCCGCCCCACGACTGCCTGCGACAGCAGTTACAG